AAATACATGAATATCACTAATTCAAGTATTGCCAGCTTGGGGCATCGAGCCCCAAGTTGGCAATGCCGACGCGGGGACGCGTCGCCCCCAGGTGAGGACCCGCTCCCCAATTAGGCCGATAAATTGCAGTTTGTATCAGTCTGTCATCTCAAGGGGTTAGTGTAGGGTAGTGAATAAAAAAAAGACTGATTTACAGGTTTAATGTAAATCAGTCTTTACAAATAATGTGCTCGAAGCGAGACTCGAACTCGCACGGACATTTCTGCCCAAAGGATTTTAAGTCCTTCGTGTCTACCATTCCACCATTCGAGCAGCCTTAGAGCGGAAAACGAGACTCGAACTCGCGACCCCAACCTTGGCAAGGTTGTGCTCTACCAACTGAGCTATTTCCGCAAAGTGTGCATATCGCTATGCAACCTAAAACATAAGTGAAGAGGAGGAGACTCGAACTCCCACGACACAATTGTCACTACCCCCTCAAAGTAGCGCGTCTACCAATTCCGCCACCTCTCCAGAATGTTTCGTTATAATATGTATGGCTCGAATAATCTTCACGAATTTGGAAGACATGCTTCGATATTAAGAGCGGAAAACGAGACTCGAACTCGCGACCCCAACCTTGGCAAGGTTGTGCTCTACCAACTGAGCTATTTCCGCATTGCACTGCTTAAACTGAAACGTTTGTTTCGTTTTTGCGAGTGCAAAGGTATGAAGTTTTTATTTAACCTCCAAATATTTTTCAAACTTTTTTATCAGAAAAAGCATAAGCGGCTACATTAGCGAAGCCTATAAGGGGTACGATGAAGGCTACAGACATCGTGCTAGCATCGGCTACAAGTCCCATCATCAAAGGGCCTACGGCACCTCCTATGGGGGTCATCATCAGCAGTGATGAAGCACGTTTGGTTAGTGGACCTAAGTCCTTGAGTGAAAGTGCGAAGATAGTGGGGAACATGATGCTTTCGAACACGTATATCAACACTAAGGCCCCTAATGAGAGTACTCCCATATTGAGTACGACGGCCAATGTGGTGATAAACGTCCCTATGGCGCAAACGCGTAAGACTCGTTCGCTGGCAACGTGTTGCATTATAAAACTTCCCAATACGCGGCCTAACATAAAGAGTGATAAGCCTCCGAATGATAATGCAATGCTTGCATCGCGGGCATTCATCCATCCACCGTCGGCTACGTAGTTAATAAAGAAGCTGTTGATGGATATTTCAGATACTTCATAGCTAAACAAGGCAAAGAGGCCAAATAGGAATCCTTTATTCCGAAATAGACTGCTGATACGATGTTTTTCTGCCGTGGCTTTTGTTTCGGGCTCGTCTTGATGCGCAATCTCGGGCAGTTTTACTCGTGTAAATAGCAATGCTACAGCTAACACGACAATGCCCATAACGACGTAGGGTAGGGCAATGCGTTCGTTCCCACCATCGGAGAAGAGCAAGAGTCCACCAAATAATGGACCGCAGATACAGCCTAATCCGTTCAATGACTGTGCTAAATTCAAACGTGATGCTGCTGTTTCCACATCGCCCAATTCTGTCACGTAAGGATTGGCCGCCGTTTCAAGAAATACCAATCCACAGGCTATGATGAAGAGTGACATTAGGAAGAACTCAAATGACATGATTTGTGCTCCAGGCCAAAACAATAATGCGCCAAATCCATAAAGCAGTAGTCCTACGATGACCCCCGTTCGGTAGCCGCGATGGTCGATAATAATTCCTGCAGGAATGGCCATTACAAAATACCCCAAGTAGAACATTACTTGCACCATTGAGGAATGGGCATGGTTCATACCAGGAATGACTAATTGAAAGTGCTTATTGAGTACGTCGAGTATGGAATGTGCTGCTCCCCAAAGGAAGAACAGGGACGTAATCAGTACAAAAGGTAGTATGTACTGTCTTTTTACTAATGGTCTCAAAATGATAGGTTGTTAGTTTTTTTTGGTTAACGAGTTAACAAGTTGACGAGTTAACGGGTTAACAGGTAGGTTCGTTTTTAGTTGACAAGTTGACGGGGAAGTTTGTTTTTATTGACGAGTTGACAAATAAGTTTGTGTTATCTGTTAGGGGGTACAGTTTAATGTCAACTCTTTCATTCGTCAATTATAATACAAACTTACTTGTCAACCTGTTTATTTGTTAACTTGTCAACAAATAAACAGGTCAACTATAGTAGGATTACGCTTCGTAATGTTCGAATAAGAAGTCGTTGTAGGGATACTTCTGTACGTGTAATTGTTTGATGCGTGTATAGAGCAATTGTTTGAGTTCATCAATATTCTGACGTTCGCGCGCAGAAATAAAGATGCAATCGTCGCCCATTTTTGCCATCCATGTATTTTTCAATTCATCGAGCGATACATTCTCTTTCGTTGCCGGTGTGAGATCGTCAGGGTCCTTCTCTGTCCAAGTATATGCATCCATCTTGTTAAAGATCAAGATTTGTGGCTTCTCAGCGCAACCTAAGTCTTGCAGCGTTTTATTCACCACCTCAATCTGTTCTATAAAGTCGGGGTGAGATACGTCAACCACGTGTACCAAAAGGTCTGCCTCACGCACCTCGTCCAAGGTGCTTTTAAACGACTCTACTAAGTCGGTAGGTAACTTACGGATAAACCCAACCGTGTCGGCTAAGAGGAAAGGTAAGTTGTCAATGATTACCTTACGAACGGTCGTATCAAGCGTAGCAAAGAGTTTGTTCTCGGCGAATACCTCTGTCTTGGCCAATAAGTTTATCAATGTTGATTTACCTACGTTGGTATATCCCACCAAGGCCACGCGAATGAGGCGACCACGGTTTTTGCGTTGTGTTGTTTTTTGTCGGTCAATGTCGGCCAAGCGCTGCTTAAGTAACGACATACGGTTTAGAATGATACGGCGGTCCATTTCAAGCTGCGTTTCACCAGGGCCACGCAAACCTACTGAGCCACCTTTGCCGCTACCCGATCCAGAGCCACCTCCTTGGCGTTCCAGGTGAGTCCACAGACGCTGCAAGCGAGGCAACATATAACGATATTGTGCCAATTCTACTTGCGTTTTTGCATTCGCTGTCTGTGCACGCATGGCAAATATGTCAAGAATAAGGTTGGTGCGGTCGAGTATCTTTACGCCTAGTGCTTGACCGATATTACGCAACTGCTTTGCAGAGAGTTCGTCGTCAAATATCACCATACCAATTTCGCGCTCATTCTCTTCTTCGCTTTCGATATAAGCTCTAATCTCCTCCAATTTACCTTTTCCGACATAGGTAACAGAGGAAGGTCCGTCCATTTTCTGCGTAAAACGCTTTACGGTAACAGCACCTGCTGTTTCGGCCAAAAATTCAAGCTCATCTAAGTATTCTTGTGTTTTGCGTTCATTTTGGTTCTTTGTTACCAAGCCCACAAGAATAGCTGTTTCGGCCTTTATTTCTTCTGTTTGTATAAATCCTTGCATACTTATATATAATGTATATTGTCTAAAAGCATGGTGCGTGTTTTTATACGCTTTTGCGCACCTTTTCTCGCCACGGCTATGTTGAAACGCGTTTTTCTTTTGCTCATTTAGCTTCGCGAAAAGGTTTATTTGGGTGGAGAAGAAAACCAAATAACATCGCATTCACGCTTTTATGCTGCAAATTTAGTGACTTTAATGCATTTATCTCAGTCTCTAACGACTTTTTCAATAATTGGGGGTCTTTGGAGTGTTATTTGTGGCTCTGTAGCGAATTGCAGTTTTATCAACCACTGCAAAGGCTATATTCTGCTGAAGTCGCCCTTGCTAATATTTGATGCGGATTTGAGGTAGTATTAGGATGGTGCGTCCTAAAACTTCTTCCTTTTTACGTTTGCATTAACTACGAAGCGATATGCCGCCTATGTAGATTAAGGTTGGACTCTTCAAGCGCTTTATCGAAATGCTTGAGGCGCTCGCATAGAGTGATTGATGCATATCTAATATATTTAGGGACGACGTCCCCCGACATTGTACGGACAACTATACATAAAAATCTTTCCTTAACTCGTTAATTTTTACGCAAAAACTCAAATAATTAATGGTGAATTGAAAAAAAAGTAAGATTTATTTGGTTGTTTTACCAAAAAGACATACCTTTGCACTCGCAAAACAGATAAAGATTCATTTATCTCAATGCAAAACGGATTGACTCGCTAGCTCAGTTGGTAGAGCACAACACTTTTAATGTTGGGGTCTTGGGTTCGAACCCCAAGCGAGTCACTTATGATTCCAAGCAAGTCACTTATATTCCCAACGGGGTCACTTAGTGACTACTGCAGAATCACGAAGGAACATCAATTCCAAAGAAAAGTATTAAGTGGATTTTACGAAAGTAGAGTCCACTTTTTTGTTGGTTATCAAGCATTTATACACTTTGATTAGCCTAACAAAAACATAAAAGTATATGTTCAATTAAGGAGATGGTAAGTTCAACTACTGCGGTTGAAAATTACTCCAAGTAGCCTACATGTGCCACCACAAGCCCTCATAAGCCAAAAAGGTGATACAATAGGTGATACAACTTTGGAAAAGGTGATACATAAAAAGTGATACACCTCACTTCCTTCAAAAAAAATTGCCGAAACAGGCATTTTTTTCTACTCGGAGCGATTTTTTTCCGCTTAATACCTACTATTCTCATGAAGAGTAAAGCTGTAAAAGTCGTTTTCGACAGAAGAAAGGAAGCAGCCAAAAAGGGTTATGGCTACGTTGATGTTGTAGTAAATCTGGGCAAAAAGGTCCGTAAATACGTTCTTATAGGGACATCAACTCCCGAGGAATGGGAAAAAGATTCCAATTCTTCAGAAGTAAAAGCTGTGGTAGAGAAATGTGAAAACATTCTCGTCACCATGAACGTGCTTGGTGAGGAATCGAATGTTGAAAATTTCAACAAGCATTTCTACGAAGAACAAGCAAAAAACAATGAGCCAGAACTTTCACCCGAAGAGATCTTAGCTCAAAAAGATTTCATCGCCTACTGCGAGGAAGCCTTGGCAGCTGAGGACATTAAAATCGGCACGCGCAAGCACAAGCAAGTAGTGATTGATGCTGTCAAGACCTACGGAAAACTAAAGACGTATGGCGACTTGACCCCCAAGAACATTCTTGCCTTTGACCGATGGCTGCACAATGGCGAGCGGAGTGACGTCACCATCTATGGCTACCACAAACGCCTGAAGAAATGGGTGGGCGAACTGGCACGATTGGACGAAATACCGCGCAATCCTTACAAAATTGTGAGTGTCACCCGTGGCAAGAGCAAAGAGCGCCAACCTCTGCTCGAAAGCGAATTGAAGAAAATGCGCGACTATCCCTTTGACGGGAAGTTGGAACGGGTGCGCGACCTCTTCATCTTCTCCGCTTATACAGGTCTTGCTTTCTGCGATGTGCAGAACTTTGACTATCAGTCTATGACGGTGAAGGAGGGAGATTTGGTTTTCATTGATGGGAACCGCATCAAGACCGATACGAAATTCTTCACCCCTATCCTTGCCCCTGCCATGGAAGTGTTGAAAAAATACGAGTTCAAATTGCCAAAGATTTCCAACCAAAAGGCAAATGATTACCTTCACTTGATACAAGCCCAGCTTGGCATCAAGAAGAATCTGACCTTCCACGTTGCCCGCCACAGCTTTGCCACACTCGCCCTGGCGCACGATGTACCCATCGAAAATGTAGCCCGAATGCTCGGACATGAGGACATTCAGACCACACAGATTTACGCAAAGGTTTTGCGAACCACCATCGAGCGCCATGCCACAGCACTCCAGGGTGCTATCATCTAAGTTTTATTCATCTTCATCTAAAACACGATAAAACGTGCCTTTCAATAGCTGCGACATTCCACTCTCCTTGAATGTCGCAGTTATTTTTTCGCAAACATACTTGCCTCCCCTTATATAATATAAAGCGCGTGGATTGGGCAAAGTATCAGACAAAAACGAGAACTGATACTTTTTCTTGCCATCAATTTTGTATAACACTTCGCGTTTCTCCTCCCACATTCCCTCATTCAAGCGAAGTGAAAAAGGCGTGACGAAAGCCTGGAACTCATCTGAGACTTCCACAAAATCCACCACAGGGTGTGGCATATACGGCTTGAAATACTGCACCCCGTTCCAAAAACCCATATATATTTGGTCAAAGTAAGCGTCCGTGTTCTTGTTCTCCCCCTTGGCAATGGTACGGCTTGCCGCACCTTGTGCCAAATCACCTGCATCGTAGTCAATGATGTTGGCTGACGTTGAACTGCCAAACACACGATCAGAACGATTACCACTTGAAGAACCGCTCCCATCTTCTGTCAGTGTCCAATTCTCACTGCTTCCCATCTCGCCACAATTCATGAAAAGCATATTGCCGTGACTGTCTCCCGTCCCCTCGATCCAAGCTGGCACAATTTTCAGTTCCAAGTCCTCTGCATTCTTGTCCGCAAAGCGTTCCCCATAGGCATTGACAGGGAGCAAACGATTATAATAGCGATACCACTTCGTTTTCGTCTTGTCTGAAAAGCCCGAAGTACTCTCCATCACAAACTCCGACTTGTAGCAGTACATGACAAAGTACGTGCGGTTTTCCTTGACATAAAACAATTTGTGTCCATCAGAGCCATATTTGTAGCCACGCACATACTGCGTGCTGCTGGCGTTCGGTCTTGTTTGCCTTGTGTACACCCCACTTATTTTAAGCGACTTTGCCGCCTCCAACAAATCTGCCATTTTATCATAGACCTTGGCATCCTTGCCATATTTGCGAATGTACCAATCACACGAATGGTATGCCCAAAGCAAACTGCCATTGTCCTCATACTTCACATTCACGCTACCCAAGTATTCCGACTTGTCCTCCTGCGTGACTTGGGTGGTATAACTGTCCACCACCTTGTCCAACAGAACCTCATTTGCTTCCGTGGCAATGGCATCAGAGAATTTGAAAGAAATCGTTTTCTGCTTGTGGTTGATGGTGAAATCCCCAAACAGAAACTTCTCCAACTCTTCAAAGAACTCCGTCAGCGTCCAATGTGGCAAGGCAAGTGCAAAGTTATAAGCGCCCCATGCCGCAGGCAAGGTGTTGCATATAAGGAGATTAACAAAGACTGAGTTTTCCAACGCCATGAAATCCCACTTATAACCCACTTGCTTGCATATCCTGTAAAGGATATACAGCAAGTAAGGCTGAAACGACAAAGCCTGTGCTCCCATTTGCGCATTGGTTTCATGCGGCCAAATAAATTCATTCTTGTCTGCACTCCACACCATTTCATTCTGAATGTTCCCCGAAGTGTTATTCACCCAGGGCAACGGGATCCAGAAATTATCAGGGTATGGGCGCATGTCGTCCATGCAATGCCCTGCAACCGCCACGCGGCTTGTAGGATAGCCCAAATCCAGTTCATTCAAATAAATATCGTCGAATGTCTCATCAAAGTTTTGCTCACTGCGTCCCTCTAAAAATTGCGTTTTGACTTCCACATCTGATATTTCCGTAATGGTGATGGTGCCACTCCGATAAAAGTCACGATCGCGAATTTCGCAATCGAACACCACCTTGTTCTTTGCCACATCTGCGCGGTGGATATGCCCAAATATCGCGATGTTTTGGGCACACCCTCGCAAAGGGAAAGTGATCGTCAGCGTATAGCTGTCACTTCCCGTAAATAATCTATTTTCAGCAATGAAGTCAAACGATGTGCCTTCCTTCAATACGGCTTGTTGGTTGTTGATGATTATTTCCATTTTTATTATCTTTGCGAAATGAAACGTGCCATAATTATAATACTTGTAAGTTTAATACTCTTTTTGGCAATTCTTGCCTTGGGGTTCTTTTGGTCTCTTCCATTATCGCTTATATTTCTGTTTATTGGAAGTATTGCATTGTTTATTTCATGCGTATATGTAAAGGAAGAATCCACAAGAAGAGTTTTGGATGCTATTTCATGCAGTTTGCTTATCACATGGTGCTTGCTGCTGTTATTCTTTTTTGTTGCAATGTATATGATGATGGATCGCAAAAGTTATTGAGCATTCATTTTCTTCTGCTTTTCGGAGATTTATTTCTAATCAACGTATCGTATTCCTCTTGCGCCTGTTTGATACCCGTGTCCCCTGTCACTGTATTCACGGTGACAAAAGGCTCATTCAATCTTTGGCTTAGTCGGCTCATTGTTTCTTCGTACTTACTGAGTACAGCTGCACTTTGTGCCAAAGCTGCCGAAGCGACATTGTCCGTGGGGGCTTGAATAATTACAGGTTGCGGTGAAGGCGAAGCCACCGCACCTGTTCCCACAATTGTTCGTGAAACATCATCGGCTCGCAAGGATCCGATGGTGTTAGTCCTTTGTGCATAGTCCAAAGCGTTAATCAAAGGTCTTGCCACAGGTGATGCGAGCAACTTATGCGATGCCACCCATTCCCCGGCATGAACTACGCCTACTTCTTCATTTACTCTGCCTTGCGGAGTAAAACCACCTTGCGCATATCCTTGTGCCTCACTTGCCTGTTGTTGTTGTTTGATCGCGGCAATCTGTATCATGCCCGCTGCAATAGCCATAGCCGCTGCAATAGGTGCCATGATATAACCGACCACAGGAATAGCCGCTGCCGAACCATAAGCAGAAATCGCGTTTTGGGCCGTCTGCGCCACCGCTTGAATAACCTGCATGGCAAACAACTTTTTGTTCGCCTCGTTCTTCGCTTTGGCAAGGGCGGCTTGTTTCTCCTTTTCAAGTTTCGCCACCTTGTAGTTGTTACCTTCTGCCGCAGAAATCTCCGCAGAATAGCGGGCATTGATGGCGGCTGTTTCCTTCTCTAGTTCCGCCTGGACGAGAGAAGATACGCCACTGAATATCTCCCCTATGCCACTCATGACAGTGGAGAACGATTGCGTAACGGCTTGCCCGGCATCGCTCTCCAACCAATTAGCCAATTTCTCATTGGCTTTCTCCATGCCGTTTTTTGTGACGCCAATACTATCAATGGCATATTTTTTACGCAAAGCCAACTTTGCTTTTTCAAAAGCTTCCTCAATGCGCAGTTTCTCTGCCGCATTGTCGCCAGCAGCTTTCACCTCCGCATTGTAAACTTGCTGAAGAGCCGCCATTGCACTATCGTATTGAGTCAAACGTTCATCAGCATTTGCCCCAAAGTACTCCTCTTTGAGCTGCTGTTTCACTTGTTGCTGACGTTGGATAATCTTCTGCTGATTAGCAAAAACCTTGTTCTGATATTCCTTTTCAGCTGCAAGCCTTTCCTTGGTGCCTTCCTTGTAAAGCTGCACCACTTTGCGAAGATGTTCCAACTCAACCAACTCCACGGCATCTTCGTAGGTCTTGGTGTCAGAAAGTCCATCAATATAGCGTTGCTTCAACTCCGCGAGCTGGGCATTATACGCTTTATTTTCTCGTTCGCGAGAAGCAGAAGTCGCATTCTCTTCCTGTTTCTTTACCGCCTCCTGGTATTGCGCTTGCGCCTCCAATAGGTCTTTAGCAGAAACGTCAGAACGCTCCATCTTCTTTTTCCAATACTGCACGTTGATCTCGTCCATGCGTGCGGTATATTGCTCATAATCCTTCTCACCCTTTGCATACGCAATGCGGTTCAAAGCCTCTTCTTTCGCTTTCCAATCATCGGGAGAGTTCTTGCGGTCAGTCTGCTTTTTCTTCGCTTCCGCCAAGTTCGCTTCCGCTTCGGCTTTTTCTTCTTTGGTGATTTTCTTGTTTTTGAGGACACGAGAATAATACTCTTGCTCAATCTCCTCCATGCGCTCCACATAGGCTTCATAATCCTTTTCACCCTGCATGTAGGCTTTCTTGTTGAGCGCATTCTGTTCCTTCTGCCAATCTTGTTCCGCCTTGAACTTGTCAGACTTCTTATTTTTCTTGTCATCATCCACTACAGGCACACCGCCACCACCTCCACCCGTGTTCGTAACGACAGGTTTATGATTGGTTTCCTCGGCAGCTTGTTTGCCGAGATCATCGCCATAAGTGTCTGTAATAGCTTTCTGACGCGCATTCAGTTTTTGCAGTTCCTTGCGTTTGCTGTTCGCTTTACTTCGTTTGCGTGCAGCTTGTGAACCATTGGCAATACCGCTGTAACTCGCCATTGTTCCGCCAGCAGTACCATAACTATACATCGTGTTCGAGCTTGCCGATTCAATACTTTTTTGTTTGGCATCATACGCATCAGCTTCCTCGTCCAACTGCTTAATCTCCATTGTAAGTTGCGCCTTTTGTTTGCCAATCTCTTTAAGCATATCTTTCGCCCCCTCAATCTCATACTTTTTCGTAAGAGAAAGCAAATATGCGTCCAAAGCATCCTTGTTCTCCTTGTACTTACCCGTGGTCGCGTCCAACTGCGCATTATAATTGGGTATTATCTTATTGAGTGCTTGCACCGCCTTTTGGCGATCGTCCAAAGAAAGTTTCTCATTACGTGCCACCTTAACCAGTGCATCAATCTTGTTTTTCTCCTCCACAATACCTTCCTGACCTTTCAGGCGAACGGCAGCCAAAGCCTTTTCACCCTCGGCAGCTTCATTCACCTTTTTAGTCATCTTGTAAATGCCATAGCCAAGCGCCACAGCAGCAGCGAGCAAAACACCCCAACCCGAAGCGAGAGACAAACCTTTTCGCTTCAAGTCCACCATAAGCGAGGACTGACGCGCCCAATTACCTTGCAGTTTCGCCAATACCAAATTGAAAGCAATATGCCCAGCTTGCAGTGTGTTCACCACTGCATGATACGCGATAGCCGTACCCTTGCACACGGCATGCCATGCCGCTTGTGCTTTAAGAGCTATTGCATTGGCTTTCACTGCGATGGTGTAAGCTACCACCATTGAAGTCAATACGATAATAGCTTCCTTGTTTCTTGCAAGGAAGTCTATTGTCGTACTCATAGCCTTCAGTGTGAGGGTCGTAGTACTGATTACGTGCTTCATGACGGGCATCAGTTTCTCACCCAATTCGATAGCCAACTCCGTGACACGCTTTCTTGCCTTGTCCAGTTCCGCCTCGACAGTCGAGTTTTGCACATTAAACTCATTCGTCACCGAGGTAGCATCTTCAAACGATTGGGTCGCTTGTTCCTGTTGCCACTTCACCATTTCCACATTGCCGGCTAAAGTCGCCAAAACCTGTGAGGCACGGGCACCATTCTCACCCATGTTTTTGAAAACAGGAGCGAGCACGTCCATGTTGCCCAACTCCTTCAACTTTTGAAGGAGCATAAGTAACCCTTCATTTGTAGAACGTTTGAGTGCTTTGTTCAGTTCGTCCAAATCCATGCCCGTAGCCTTTGCAATCTTGCTTGGCTCCTTAAAAAGGTTCATTATCAACTGAGATAAAGCCGTTGCCGACATCTCGCACGCTTGACCTTGGCTATCCAACACCGCTGCAAAAGCCATGATTTGTGGAATAGTCATACCAGCTTGCGCACCCACACCAGCCATGCGCTTACCAAACTCCGCGAGGTAGCCAGCACTTGCCGTACAATTTTGTGAGAGGTCGTTGATAACCGAGCCAACAGCAAGTAAGGATTTTTCAGTTCCCAAGCGTGCTTCATCACCGAATATATTTGTCAATTTCGACAAAGTAAGGGTTGCCCCGTCCCCGAGTTCATCAAGCGCCACATTGATTTGGTCAGCAGCTTTGACAAAGCCCAAGACATCTTCTTTTGAAGACTTTCCGAGTCGCCCCGCTTCCTCTGCGAGCTTGTTCAAGTCTTCACGGCTTGTACGGGTGTCCATCTTCTTAAAATCCTCGTTCAGTTCCTTCACCTCGTCATCAGCCAACCCCGTGAACTTGCGCACATTCGCCATTTCCGCATCCATTTCTGCAAAAGCGTTCACCGCCTTGCGTCCTGCCAACACAAGTCCCGTGCCGACCGCAGCCACCCCTGCAATGATGTTGCCCCACTTGTCCACAAAGCCATTGATGCGGTCCACAAGTCCCACATGCTCCTTTTCGGTCTCCCTTAGCTCCTCATTGACATTCGCAATTTCAGCCTTTACGCGTTTGATACTCTCACACTGCTTGTTCCACTCGTCCGTACCGCGTTCGATGCCGTTTAGTGAGCGTTTTAACTCCTTCAACGTCCTGTTCAACTCTTTTGGTGAAGCTTTGTCTAATCTCTTCAATACATTCTCCACCCCCTGGGTTGCACTCTCAATCTGCCCAATCTGGCGGCGGGTCTGCTTTAGTTCACGCTGGAACTTCTTCAGCTGGACTTTATCGCCCGCAGCTGCTGCTTTTGTTATTTTATCTTCGAGGTCGCTCGCTTGCCGTTTCAACTGTTCGAGCATATTTTGCGCCTGTTTGCCGTTCACTGTAAGCGTGACCGTAGCATTTGCGTTGATGTCTGACATAGTCTTTCCTTTTTGGGTGTTATTATACGCACAAACTTAGCCATGCGCCAAAGAAGCAAAAAAGACGATGTATCAAGGCTTTTCCACTCCCAAAGTGTGCGTGATTTTTGAATAAATCCGCGTTTTGTTAAGTAGTAGCAAAACAAAAGCCTTGATACAGAAGTCTTTAGGGGATTGTTAAGGGGTTTCCCCTTAACCCCTCCGTCGGAAGACCCCCCGACCGCCCTACATCGTCAAACCGCGACCCCCCCCACAACAAAGCGGAATATGTAAACAAATCTTAAATAGCACCCTTATTTGAGTTCCTTCGCCCCGACAAAAGTCCCCAAAATGCACGAATGCCGAAAAGAGAGAAAGCGAAGAACATACAGAAAGAGCAACCAACGTACACACCACACCCACGCAACAAAATACACCCCGAAGTTTCGCAAATACCACGATTGCACACTCCAAGTTTCTCATTTGCATAGATGCCAAGTTTCCACCCACCCAACAAAGCACCCCGAAGTTTCGCAATGCGCTCAAATCCAAGGTTTCTGACTATCTAAAACGACCCTCCAAGTTTTCACCAATCCAACAAAGCACCCCGAAGTTTCACAATGCGCTCAAATCCAAGGTTTCTGACTATCTAAAACGACCCTCCAAGTTTCCACCTATCCAATAAAGCCCCCGAAGTTTCACAATACGCTCAAATCCAAGGTTTCGGACTATCCAAAACGACCCTCCAAGTTTCCACCTATCCAATAAAGCCCCCGAAGTTTCACAATACGCTCAAATCCAAGGTTTCGGACTATCCAAAACGACCCTCCAAGTTTCTTTCTACTCATGAGGTTCGGGAGTTTTTGACTATCCCCCCCTCCAACGCCCCCGACCGAACACCCACACCACAGCCCCGAAGTCTTTCGGGGTCTCTGATAGCCTCCAAAATCCGCTACCTTTCAAGGGAAAATTTCACACCTTGGGGTCTTGACCGACCACCACCCGCGCCACCGCGAACGGGCGGTAATCCGTCTGTGTGCGTGCCGAAAAATGCCTAACACTTTAGCAGATGCTAATCTGCCATAGTGTTAGGCACTTGAAGGCACGTACTCAGACGACCGCTGACGGGCATAAAGAGTGTGTTGTCGTGTTTTAGCGGACTTGTCCGCCATAGCACGACAACACGCTTTGTTGCCTAAAAAAGGCACGCTGTGCGGTAAAACGGACTGGCGAGGCACGTAGCCTGTCCGCCAACAATAGAGCCTGCATCTTCTTTCGAGGTACGAGAAAGGTGATGTGGGCTTAACGGACTGACTTTGAAGCATGAAAAGTAGGTCCGCTAAACCATGGGCTAATCTCCTTTGAAGCATGAAAAGGTGTTTAGCCCATTAAAGAAATTCAAGCATCGGAGTCCCGACGATGGCACCACCAAAAGGCAGCTAAGGCTGCAAGGAATACCAGGGTCAAGATTAACTTGACAGGAAAAGTCCATGGTCTCGCCATGGACTCCCTCTGCTGAACCTTGTTGGCGGAAGATTGCCGAGTCGCAGCGAGGCTGTCTTCCTCCCTTGTCTCTGTCTTGGTGCTCTCCTTTCGACTTGACGAAAGGTGTGCGCCATAGATACGAATGGATTGCGGCTTTTGCCGGGAAGTCTTTTGCGCCTTGGCGTTAGAAGCATCTTGCAGCGCATGGGGAGCTTCGATAGTTGGAGTCTCTGCTCCAACCCCGAAGCTCACGATGCAGCTGTCGAACAAAAGTTCGGTGTGCCGCCACACCGAATCAATGCGTGACGTTTGCCACTGATGCCGCTGCACCTGTACAGCGGAGTCCGTGGCAAACGTGTTCGTACTTGTGACTTTGTGTGTACTGCGGCACGAAGTGAGTAGGCAAAGCCACATGATTATGGGAAAGAGACAGGCTTTCATAGGTCTTTCTGCACATTGAATGAAGGGCAAGCTTTGCTTGAAAACTCATTGTGCCCATGCACAGTTGCATGGGGATAAACGAACTGAAGCTGCTGTACGAGTTGGCGAAGTGCCTGCTTCTGTTGTGGCGTGCGTGTGTCCTTGGGCGTTTTTCCGTCCTTGGCCACACCACCAATGTAGCAGATGCCAATGCTGTGGGCATTATGCCCCAGGCAATGGGCGCCAGCTATGTTCTCGGCACGTCCTTTGTGGACGCTGCCGTCCCGATAGATGACATAGTGATAACCTATGTCGGCAAACTTGCGTGCCAAGTGCCAACGACGAATGTCGTCCACCATGAAGTCCTTGCCTTCGGGGGTGGCCGAGCAATGAATGATGATTTCAGTGATGCGTCTCATTGTGTTGTACATTTTGAGGTTGGTTATTCATCTTGGTTTCCTCGTCCTTGATCGCCTTGTCAAGCGTTTGCATGATCTTGCCCTCAAACTGTGTAACCTTGCGTCCATAATAGATGCTTACTCCGAAGATTGAGCCAGCATAGATGAGACATTGTGAGAAAATCCACAGGACAGAGTCCGAGATTTCGCCTTTGGGCGGTGTGATGAACCCTGCGACTGCGAGGGCATAGCCGCCTACGAGCATGGCGAGGGCGGACCAAAATTGAATGCTTACTTTGGGCTTAGTCATTGTTCGTTACATTTATGATTATCAAGCGTTCAGCTTTGTCTGAACAGTTTTCATCTTGTTTTCCAAGTCGTCCACGCGCTCGCCAAGCGTCATGATCATGTTGTAGAGGTTTACCAAGTCTGTTGAAGTGGCATCCAGTGTCTTTTTATCCCCCTTGCTCATGAGACCGTCCGTTGTGGAACTTGCTAACGGAATGGCGTCCGTGTAAAGCGCATTGAACTTCATGCCGAACTGCGAGAGCACGTACTTGTTCGTGTTCACGTCCCATGCCATGCGGTCAGGGAACAGACAACCCCAGTCCTCGGCATAGCTTATCGTTTTGCGGTCGCTGCCCGTGAAGTAGATGGCACGCTGGAACACCTTGGCGTGGTTAAATATGATTTGTCGGCAGTAGTCGTTCTCGATGTTCTGAATGAGCGTGATGCTCATGTGCTTCTGGTACGTGAGGTGCGCCACCACGATTTCGGCATTGCCCGAAATTGAAGGGTCGCGCAAGGCATTGAGTGCAGCTGTCTCTTCCAAGAAATTGCCCAACTCCTTGACGCGCGTGTTCAAAACCTTCTGCACATCGGTCACGGCACGTGTGGTGGTCAATCCCGGCACGCTTGCCGTAGCCATAGGCAATGTGACGCTGAACAGTTGCGTGCCTGCGGCATTGCTTGCCGCCAACACACGCGAACTGCCTGTATAAGCAAGGGAAGTGGCGATGGTGTCAGTGACAGCGGACACCGCCTTGTCGATGTTGCAGACGTGGTCATAATACTTGTTGAGCTGCTGCACCTGTGCAGCGGTCATCACGCCCGCACTCGAAGAGGTGGCGGCAGGGAGGGCAAAAGCATTGTTGATGCTTTTCAGTTCCCCCGTGACCATGTTCAGGAGCGTGGCAGAAAATGCCACACTCACCTTGTTCACGTCCCCCAACTTGAAGTGCTGAATGACCTGCTTGGCTTCGCCCAATTTGGTTTTCCAAGTTTTCAGGGCAGCGATGTTTGTGTTGCAGTTGGAAATGGAATGCTTTGCCTCTGTCATGTCCTCGGTGCAACTTGTAAGGCTCTGCACCTGTGCAGCGGACATCACCCCAGCTTGTGCGGTGGTGGCGGCTTTGAGGATTATGTTGTCTGCCTGTCGTTGCAGCACACCGCTTGAGGGGTTGCCCTGAATGACGGACAGACAGACCTTGTCTGTGCCGACTGTCCCGAGACTGATGCTCTGCAACAGCGTGGAGATTTTCAGAAGATTGGCTTTCCAAGCCGTGAGGGACTGCAAGTCCGAGTTTGTTGCAGCAGCAGAGAGCAAGTCTGCCAGGGCTTGCAATATCACGCCCAAGTTTTCGGGAGTGATGGCGGCTTCGGTGCTTAATGCCCGAAAAGCCGTGATTTGCTTGGTTATATTTGTCGTGTTCATAAGCTAATGATTGTATCTGAGGTACTTATCGTCCAAAGATTGGGCTACCACGCCCACAAATTCTTTGGCCATGTTGTCGGCAAGGAAGTCCCTTAGGTTCATGACCGAAGCGTAATATTTACGCGAGAACCAAGGTTTCTTCTTGCGCTTGCGCTCCCTGCCGATGTCCCCATTGTTGCCTCGTGGGATTTCCTTACCCGTACCAAAGTTCTGCCAAAGTCCATACTCTAAAAAAGACTGACTTAATCCGAGTTCCATGAACCGCCCGTCGGCACGGAGCGGTAACGACTTAGGCGAAGCGAGCAAGGCACCTGTGTCAATCACATCGAGCAAGGTCATTTGCTCTTTCCATATTTTGAGCATGGTTTCGTTGAAAGCCGTGACGAACTTTTCGCGTTCGGAAAAGGCACGTTGCTCGGCATCATTCGTTGTTCCACTCATCTGCATTGTATCTTAAATCCGTAAACGTGTCCACAGCAATTTGGAAGTAGGCACAAGCGCAGCCCGAAAAGAAATACTCGTTCATTTCGTTGAACGTGATACGTTCATCGAGGTAAACGCACGATTGTTCTAATCGTGTCCGTTCAAGAATGAGTTGGCTCATGAATTGGCGGAACAGCTCTCTGAGTGTTTCCATGCAGCTGAGCCTTGCCTCCATGTCATCTATGGCATGGCGCATGGCAAGAAAGATGGTTTTCACGCGCCTTGTGCGTGGCGTGTTGGCGAGAGCAATATAGCCTTGGCTCATGTCGCTCACGCAGACAAAAGCCGTGGTGCTTTGCATGGTTTGAAGCGCCTCTTCAAAACCTTCCAAGCCCGACACACGGGCAAAGGCAAAGCCTTGTGCGGTGGCGAACTTGTTGCGTGCCGTGAGGTCGCAGAAGAAGTTTGTGGCATTCCAAGAGCTAAGTTTTAAGTTCATAGGTTATGAGGTTATAAATAGGTTTTAAGTTCTTAGGTTATGAGGTTATAAAGTTACCTTGGTTAGCTCGAGTTTGTATGAGGCTGACTTTATAACCTTATAACCTTAAAACTCTAAACTGAACAATGTTACTTTAGTTGGTTGCGCAGTTCTTGTGCTTCCTGTGCCTTGGCATCAAGTTCCGTCAAGGCACGCCAGCAGTCCATTTGCAGAATGGCTGCTTCCTTGGTGATGTCGCCTCCTGTGAGTGCACGGATTTGTGCGTTCATCGCCTGTCGGAGTTCCTCTCCGACCTCCAAATCAGCACTCCCCAAGAGATTGCTTTTCTCTTGGGGTATGTTGGTGAAGAAGTGTGGAAACATACGGGTGAAGTTCGCTTTGACGGAAGCGAACCAATAGAATACAGAAAGCAGTTCTGCTTTCTCCAAATAAGCATTATCCGAAAGTTTCGGATAAAGCAAACGCGCCATCTCCGCAAGGCATTCCATGCTTTGCGTGTGCAGGAAGCCTTGGTAATAGTTCTCGCAAGCAAGATAGTCCTCAAAGGGGACGGTTTGCAAATCGGCAGCGACTGCCGATGCACCGCAAATGACAGAAATGCGCACAGGCTTAGGAGCGAAGCTTTCCAAGAACGCGAGTTGTCGCGCAGCAAAGGTGATTTGCCAATCGGCAAGCACCACTTGGCGTTTGCTCTTCCTGTCCTTTACCAAACAGGAGTGTTTGTCTGCATGACAAAGCACAACAGTTTCAGCCCATTTGCAAACGCAAAGGGCTAACACCTCGTTCATCGGCAAATCGCGTGCGACTTGTCGGAAGAAAAAACGGAGTTGCTGGTCGGACAGTTCCGACCATGACTTGGGCAGGGAAATAGAAAATGCTTCCATACCGCGAAAGTATGGAAGCATCTATTTGAGAGAAAAGACAAGTTAGAACCAATATCCACCTTTTCTTTTATCATTCTTGTACCCATGATTTTCAAAGAGAGCAGCGGTTTCCGACTGCTTCCACTCCTCAAAAATGCCATCGGGAGCATTGCGGAGGGTGTTCACGACCTCAATGCAAGATGGTATGGGGACTTCTCCTTCTTCCCGTAACATATACAGTTCAATGGCGAAGATGTGCCTCCAAGCACGCTTGTAGTGCGGTGCAGATGGGGTCTCGCCCCATTTGCCCAACAACTCTGCTTGGCGCAGAGTCGCCAAGAGCTCACAGGAAAAGAAATCATGCGCCAATCGTTCCTCGATGGCGATGAGTTTAGAATGCAGTTCCTGGTAACGCTGCCAAGAGTGGTCGGTGCAGCCGAGTTTCCGAGGCAGATCCAACCACGGGTAAAGCGTCTGCACGAAGTATTGGCATGGGGCGCTTGTCGCCCATGCTTCTGTATTTGCCAACAAGGGAAGCAAGATAGAAAGTGTGTCATCACGCATTTTCTCCAACGATAGGAGCAAGCGTTCCACGCGCTCCTTGCTGGCAGGGGCTATATTGGTGTTTGAAACAACACCAAAGCCATTGGGTGTAAGCACCAAATCCAACTGTGGCACGGCATGGAGCATGGCTTCTGCCACCACCGCCATACGTGCATAATGCAACAACATGTTGTTCGCATCGCGAGTGGTCAGTTCCGTAAGAACTGCCTCAGAAAGGAACGTGGTCGTGAGCCACGCTTCCGCCACCTCCAAGTGCGGAGCAATTTTATCAAAGAGCAAGGTCTCGCCTTGCACAGACTTCAGCACATTCGGAACGAATTGCAGAAGCACATTGTTATCGGGTATCAGCTGGCTCATGCGTTTTCAGTATTAGGGGTTACACTCACCTGTTTGGCGTCTTTGTTCTCGTCCAACGTGGTGAGTTGGATAAACGGACAGTCGGGATAAGCCCCGTCCCACTTGTTGAACCTTATAATCAATCGGTGCACATTAAACAAAAGGTCGTGATACGGCTTTTGCAATGCCTGTGCAATCGTATAAAGTTCGCGCTTGTCGCTACCCGAATTGTTCGTTTGCGATTTGCCCGGCACAGAACCCACAAGGTTTGAGTGCACACGCATGGTAAAGCACATCATGTTCACCGCCTCGATGATGTCCGTAGCCCAGTCGCCACCCTCCTTGTCCGTCTCAATCTTGTTGATCACCACATCATGCTGTTCCTCCCCGTTGGGAGACACATAAAACTCCGAGAAAAGCACTTTGCCCGAGTTCTCCATGCCCGTGAGGAAATTGATGATGTTGTCCTTCTCCTCGTTCACTCGCTCCTGTTGCTTCACGCGGTCGGTAATGCCCTCCGCCTTGAAGATGTTGCTCCAAAACGATTTGGCAATCTCTATGTGGTACTTGATAGGTGCAGAGTTTTTCAGTTTCGCTTCCTTTGCCACCCCAATGAGTTGCTTAATGTTGTACCACTTACCCTTGAAGAGCGAGGCATAATAAGGAATGGGATAATACGTGCTGTCAGGCGTCGGCACACGGCTGACCACGGCAAACTTGCGTTTGCCCTTCTTCACCTGTGCTTGCAAGTCCGTCCACGGACTTTGCGGATTGAGCAGTGGAATTACCTCCACATCCTTAGCTTGTACCGCATTGCGCCAATTCGCATACTGCACCTGTGGAATAACGCCCTCCTTGTTAGCTGGTGCAAACCTCACATAGCAAGCCTCCTTGCGCAATATCCTCACCACCTTCGTTCCACTCTCATTGAGCAAAATCACGCTAACGGCAAAACCAAAATGCTTGAAGTCCTGACAAACGCCCAAGAAGTAGCTTGCCAAATCATTGTCCAACGCAAACTCCTCCACCTCATTCACCACAGATTGCTTGCACCCATTCGTGTCATACACAAGTCCACTCCCATAGCACACCTCTGCATTAAACATTTGGCAAGTGCTCAGCGTCTCGTCACTCTCAATCAACTTGATGATATCAAACGGCATCTGGTCATCTGCTCCCCACGGCATATAGCAAAGTGTCTCATTCAAATGCCGTGGCGAAATCTCCCCACTTTCCTTAAACACCTCAGCCGTCTTCATCGAAAACGCCACCTTCGCATGATACCCCGGCAAATCATTCACCGAAGTGATTTGTAAAGAATTAAAATCGGTCATAGTCTTGTACTTTTTGAATAAGATAGGCTGCGGCTCAGCAATCCAAGCAAGCTTGATCGCGTTCACCTTGCACTATCTTTGAGTGCAAAACTATGACCGATTGGGCGGTGGGGAAAAGACACTATAGACTGTCCTTAAATTGTTTGGGTGTCATGCCAGTTTCTTTCTTGAAGAAATTTGCAAAATGTGGTACATCCGCGAAACCTAAGCATTCTGCAATTTCTTTTACTAAAAGTTTATTTTCAGCAAATAATCTTTTAGCTCTCACAAGTATTTCTTTGTTGATAAGCTTCATTGGACTTAATCCATAAACTTCTTTTGTAATGGCAGATAACTTATATTCTGAAATTCCAATCTTTACGGAGTAAAAAGCTGGAAGATGTGAATCCTTTAAGTTCTCGTCAATCAACTTCCTAAATTTATAGAATATTTCAAGTTTCTTTGAATCATGATCTTTAAATTTATTGCTCCATGTCGCATTCTCTTTTAGATATAATAGCATGATTGATAGCTGAAATGCAACGCAATATTTTGTACTGCCATTGGGATTGGCAAGCAAAAATTCTAATTGCTTTATCCACATGCTTAATACTTTGATTGTCTTCAAGTCAATATTTGCTATATTGGGCTTTCCAATATTATTAAACAATTCAAAACGAATCCAATTAGCTATATTAAGAGGCAGTAAATTCAATAAATCCTCTGTGAAAGGAATAGCGATATCATCGGAATAATCATTATTGTAAAGTATTTTATGCACTTCGCCAGGTGCTATAAAGAATATTTGATTGTTCTTTATGGTTATATTTTCAAAATTAATGGTATGCACACCTTCACCTTTCCTTATCCATAAAATGAAAAAATAAGTGTGAGTATGTGGTATTACGTCCATCTTTTTGTTTCCAGGATAGATACCTAGCATGAAATGCTCCTTTCCGCTAAACTGTGGAACATCTATTCCATTTTTGGAAAGCATTTTTACATCAAAATCGGGTTCTTTCATTGTTGTTACATTATTTTTTTATGCAAAGATAAGGATTTTTCTTGTAGAGTTCTAATTATATATTGAAAACATTTTGAAGTTTACAAATCTTACTACGGATTTTTCAACACTGATATCACTGTTGATGTCTAATTTTGCAGCCATAAAAATTACACTGAAAATGAAGTCAAAAAGAAACATATCCATATGTATTCCAATGTACAATGCATCCTTGTATATTAAGAATTGCATAGATAGCATCTTAGCTCAATCTTTTCAAGATTTCGAGCTACTCATTGTTGATGATGGATCAACTGATAATAGTTGTGAAATCGTCAATAGTGTAAGGGATAATCGTATTCGATTGATTCGGAATCAGCATGACTATGTCGGCTCTTTGAACATGCTGTTAGACGAAGCAAAGGGAAAGTATATCGCGCGAATGGATGCTGATGATGTAATGTATCCCAATCGCTTATCGATACAATATGAGTACATGGAGAATCATCCCGATATTGATGTTATTGGAGGACGAATGGCTGTGTTTAAGCAATCTACAAAGGAACCATTATATGATCTCAATGTGAAAATTGGTAGTCTTTGCATCTCAGATCTGTTGGATTATTGTTGTATTTGCCATCCTACAGTCATGTTCCGTACCGCAAGTATCAACGGTAAAGAAAAATTCCGTTATGACAAGCAAATGGAGTATGCAGAGGATTATGACCTTTGGATGAGGATGCTTGCGAGCGGTAAGAAATTTGTCAATCTTGATAAAGTGTTCACTTACTATCGTTTGCATGAGCAGCAAGTTACCACTTGTCATCACGAGGAACAAGCACAGAAAACCCAAATAATCCGTGCTTGGGCTTTGAAGAAGCAGATAGAACTGGAGAAAAAGGCTTTTCAAGAACCCGCATTTATTCCCGATACCACAAACAAACTGACTGTGGTGATGCCTTTTAAAAATGAGGGTGAGGAGGTTGCCAATACCGCCAAAAGTATTCGAGACACTGTTGGAATGTCTGTGGACATCATCGCAATTGATGATGACTGTGATGACGGATTTGATTATGCAGGTTCATTGCGTGAACTAAATGTAACATACGTACGCAACAGCTATAGGTTAGGTGCTTCCTTATCCAAGGAAAGAGGCGCTCAATTAGCTAAGACACCTTACTTTATATTGCTTGATGCTCATATGCGTTTTTACGATTCAGAGTGGGCAGAATACATCGTAAGAGAGTTAGATGCAAATCCGCACCGTCTATTATGTTGCAAGTCGATATGTTTGCAGAAGGATGAAGAAGGCAACGTATCCGTTCACCCCAAATCATACTCTCCGCAAGGAGCTTATCTGTCATTCTGTTCCAATAAATACGTTCCTGCTATTGATTGGAATGGATACACAGAATGTCTACCAACATGTGCTGTAAACCAAATACCATGTGTGTTAGGAGCAGGCTATATTACTTCAAAAAGTTACTGGAATAAGATCCACGGATTGCAAGGGCTCTTACATTATGGATGCGAAGAGGCATACATCAGCATAAAAGCATGGAAAGAAGGAGGCGGTTGCTATTTGTTGCCCAAGTTAACGATTGGACATATATATCGCAAGAAATTTCCTTATCCCGTTTACTCATTTCAATGCATCTACAATAATCTGATTATCAGCGAATTATTGTTTCCAACATCAGAAAGATGCTTTGCCAAAGCGGTAGCTTGGAATCTTAGCAAGGATACATATTTCAAAGCAATGGAATATATGTCTTTGCATAAGAATTACCTTGACAAATTAGCACGGTGTTACAAGACTTTCAAAAAAAATGATTTTACTTACGTAAAGAATTTGAATGACATCTGCCGTAAGGTGGCACAAAAGACGATAAGAATCACTGACAAAGAAGCCGATAAAGCACGTATCTTTATCCTAAAGGAAACAGAAAAAATATCAAATGCAGGTCTGTTCTCAGGTATGGGGGGAATCCTTATAGCAGGGTTACTTTATGTAGAAGCAGGTTACTCAGAATTTGAAAGTCTGGTATATGAAGTATGGGAAAGATTGAGCAAATCCATAAAAGCAAGTCATGATCTTACTTTTCAAAATGGATTGGCTGGCATTGGTTGGGCTTTGATATACGCAGCCTCACACAACCTAATTGAAGATAGTATCGAAGAAGAACTGAGCACAATTGACAAAAAGATAATGTGTATGAGCATAAAACGTAATCAAGATCATTCTTTCCTTGAGGGAGTGGGTGGAGTTTATTGCTATGTTGTAGCTCGTTTGGGATTCAACAAACGCAACAAGTCGACCAAAAAAACTTTTTCGCAAGAGTTCCTGCAAGAATTGGATGAACAGTCTCACTGTCTTTTAAAGGATTGTCAAGATTGGCGAACAATAAACTTTGTAAGCCAATATAAAGAGCGGCTATCTGATGATTGGGAAATACTCGCCCCTGAGTTTCCAGAAATAGTGGAACTTCCTGATTATATTCCCAATATTCAGAAGAATTGGGAACTGTCCTTATCAGGAGTAATCGGTTCCGTAATAAACAAAATGATAAATGAATACAATACACATAATGAAGAAAAGTCTTTATAATCACCTATCTTTCATTGATGAGAGTTGGGTACTCTACAATGCTTTTACTGATGAAGTAAGTGTACTTGCACCAGAAGTAAAGGATTTGTATGAAAAACATGACGTGGACGAAATTCGTAAGATTCACCCCGAATTTTACGATTATCTACAGGTGAAGCAGTTTCTTGTTCCCGAGAGCGAAAACGAGTCAAGCAAGTGTATCGCCCAATGGGATAAAGAAGACAATGATCCGAGTTCTTTCTCTCTTACCGTGAATCCAACCCTAGATTGCAATATGAGTTGCTGGTATTGCTACGAGAAGCATCAAGTAAATCGAACGATGAAAGAGGAAATATCGGAAAGAGTGTACAAGTTCATTGCCAATAAAATGGCAGATCCACTTCTGAAGAGTTTTGACTTGTCATTTTTCGGTGGAGAGCCACTCATTCAGTTCAAGCATATTGTAAAACCATTAGCAGAGTTTGCGCATCAGCAAGCAATCAGCAATGGTAAGAACTTTGAAGTAGGCTTCACAACCAATGGTTATTTGCTTTTTCCTAAGGTATTGGACTTTTTGTCTTCCCTCAAAGTGCCAGTGCATTTTCAAATAACATTAGACGGTAATGAGCGTATGCATAATAAGACAAGGCATACAGCCAATGGTACAGGAAGTTACTTTAAAATCTTAGAGAATTGCAAGAATGCTCTGACTAATCCTTTGTTCAATGTTTCACTACGTTGTAATTATACGACAGAAAATGTAGCAACATTCATGGATTTGGCTGGTGACTTAGAAAAGACAGGCATAGTTCCTGCCAAGAATCTTCAAATCAATTTCCACAGAGTATGGCAAGACCATGGAAGTGATAAAGAAGTAGAGAACCATATAGATAAGGTTTACCAGACGCTTGTCGAAAGTGGCTATAACGCATCAGACATACATGCTCAAGAGAAGTATCGTTGCTATGCAGAACATAATAACCACATAGTCATTAACTATGACGGAAATCTCTTCCATTGCACGGCAAGAGACTTTACACCAGAAAAGTCAGAAGGAGCAATCAATGAAGAAGGCACATTACAACTTAACGAGAAATCTTTACTCCGTTCAAAACTGAAATGGGGCACAGAAGCTTGCATGAAATGTAGTATTTATCCATTGTGCAATGGCTTATGCAGCCAGCAAAAGGTAGAGCATAATGGTGCTACAGGTTGCATTGCAGGATATACACAAGAAAATAAGGTAGCAATAATCGACAAACGAGTACGCTACATTATTAACGAAGGCAAGAAATTGCCTAATATTAACCTCAAATAATAATTTACAATGAAGGTCAAGAGAAATCTTGTTCAGCTTGTCCAGTCGGATTATACTCCACTGCAGACAAGTGCCGAAGGTCTCCTAAGAGGAGGCTTCGGATCGATTGCTGTTGGTAAGGCAATCATTGGGGATATAAACGCAAACATTTGCAGAAATCCCAAGTGTACGAATGGTGAATGCACCAATCCTGAGTGCTCAAACCAGTGTACAATCAACTATTGTGGTCCTACAACACCAACAACACCAACAACACCAACAATTGGCCCCAGTGTTTCACCAACTCCCACTGTAACGACAATGTGCATCGGTTTTTAAGCTAACCAGACTTGTACTCTCTAATAATGAGGGTACAAGTCCTTTCTGTATGATAAAATATAAACAAATTCCATACATATGCGAAATTTTCTATCCATTTTAGTTCTCATGCTTTGCCAGTTCTATGTGGCCAATGCTCAAAAGTGCTTAGTAATTTTTGGACTCAATGAAGAGATTACAGAAAAACACTTAGATAAAGTACAATTAGCATTGTATTTCAATGATAGTATTCAAGTGCCATATAAAGTTATACGTGCTGATGTTGAAAGTTCTACTTATATGTTTGAATTTGATTTTCGTCCAGGCAAATACACTTTGCGTGCAGACAAAGAAGGATACACTGAAGTTCAAAAAGATTTCACTGTGACTACCAAGCGCAATACTACCCTTGGTATAGGCACACTTAGGATGAAAAAGATCAAGACCAGGCAGTTGAAAGAAGCCGTCGTTCGCGCCACCCATATCAAGATGGTGACGCGAGGTGACACCGTAGTTTATGACGCGGCCGCTTTCGACTTGGCAGAAGGTTCCATGTTGGATGCATTGGTGGCACAACTTCCAGGAGCAGAACTCAAAGACGGACAAATCAAGGTGAATGGAAAGTTTATCGAAAGCCTTATGGTCAATGGCGAGGACTTTTTTGCGGGCAACCCAAAAGTCGCCCTTGAAAATCTACCAGCCTATACGGTGAAGAATATTAAGGTGTACGACCGTGCGGCAAACGATGATTATCTGAAGGCCAAAGTCAATGGTAAGAAAATCAATGGTGCAGACGAGCACATGGTGATGGACGTGATATTGAAGAAAGCCTATTCTGCTGGTTGGTTAGGCAATGTTGAAGGTGGTTATGGACTCCCTTCTGACCGCTACTTGGGCAAAGCCTTCGGGATGGGATATAGCGGAAAGATGCGCATTGCCGCCTTTGCCAATCTCAACAACATCAAGGATACCCAAATGGGCAGTTCCTCAGGTCAATGGAACGGAGGTTGGGCACAAGATGGCGAGATGGACGTGAAAATGGGCGGATTGGATTATCTCTATTCGCACGACCGCACCAAACTCTTCGGTAACGTGACCCTTACCCACGAAGAACCAGAGGTGGAGCGTAAGGGAAGCAATGTGACTTACTTCAACACAGGCGACGTTGTCGAACGTTCGCATTCACTTCGCAACGACCGAAAGTTGCACCTCATGTCGGCACATCAATTCCAATATTCAGCAGAGCGTGCCTACTTTGAGTTGAAACCCTCTATTGATTATCTGAAAAATGATTACACAAGCATTAGTCGTCGTGCACAATTCTCAGAGACTCCAGAAGAGCAATACCGTGTGCAGTCACTTGATTCACTCTTCGCTCAAAACGGAATGGCATCTTCACGTTTCACTCGCAACCTTTTGACACGCATCGGCAACGACCAAGACGGAAAATCAGATTGGATGATAGCCAACTTAGCTGCCAACACCACAATATCTTTTCCCACCACCTACGATAATATCGAGATAGCATTGACGGGAAACTATCGTCGCGACACCAATCGTTATCTCAGTTCATTCAACAGAGTGTATGGAAACTCATCACCCAACGTGGGCAAAGGTGACAATTTGTTCCAAAAGTCAGATTATGTCTCCAAAACATATGGCATGAATGCCGACATAGCCTACACTTGGAACTACCGCCCTTATCAGAGCGGTGCAGGACATTACGCACTAATCAAACCTGAGATTCAGTATGACTTTCATTGCTACGATCAAGTCAACACGTTGCTGCACCTGCATGAAGAGTTTGCAAATGGAGCTAATGGAAGCATGATGGTCCCCCCTTCTGCCATCAGTCCCGAACAGTTGGCTGTAGACCTCAACAATACCTATGCTTCTAATTTGACACAAAACAAGATTAGCCCACTTGTAAGTTTCGCATATCTCTATGTGCCAAGTGTGAGTTCGAGCAAGAGCTTCAATGCAGATCTCACTCTGCGCGGAGACATCATGCACGAGCACCTTGATTACGACAAGGCACAAGTGGACACACTGTTGACACGAACCGTCAGCAAATTTACCCCTACGGTAAAGTTCAAATATAAAGACAATGGTCAAAAGATTCGTACCGAGGTAGAAACTAACTACAACTTTACGCAGTCGGTCCCCAGCATTTACAACCAACTTGGTACGACCAATGATAGCGACCCTACCAACGTCTATGTGAACAATCCAGGGTTGGAAAAGCCTAGCACACACAGTGTGAATGCTCGATATGCCAGATTTCACAATCAGCGACACAACAATGTGGTACTCTATGCAAGTTACGCCCATACTGACAATGCCATTGCGCAAGCCCGCCTCTACAATCGTGCCACAGGTGTGAACACCTGGATGCCTAAAAACATCAACGGCAACTGGAATACCTATGAGTCCGTTCAATACAATATGCCTTTCGGAAAGAAGGAGGCCTTCCAGTTTCAGACTGTAACCATCGCTTCTTACGTACATTCCGTAGACTATGCTACCGAAAGCGAAACGCTTGAGCGCAGCGTGGTGAATAACTTGACACTTAACGAACAATTGTCGTTGTCTTACCGGGTGGGCAAACACTCGTTTGGTATACGTGGCAGTATCTCATGGCTCAATAGCCGTTCAGCCCGTGTAGACTTTGACAATATCTCAGCCTTCGACATTACGGCAGGTGCTAATGCTTCACTCAACTTGCCACAAAATTGGCAAATCGCCACAGATATCAACCTTTACAGTCGCCGAGGTTATAACGACAACACGCTCAACACCACCAACTGGGTGTGGAACACCTCTGTGGCCAAGACCATCTTAAAGGGTAATCTTACCTTCCGCCTTAATGCCGTAGACATCTTGAAGCAAATCAGCAACGTGCAGCACACTGTGAATGCCCAAGGTCGCACCGAAACATGGGTCAACTCGCAACCTCGCTACGTAATGCTCCACGTGGTATATCGCTTCAATGTGATGCCCAAGAAAAAGAAAAGCTAAAAGAATAAAGCATGAAATTCTCCCGACAATTTGACCAAATGGATTGCGGCCCTGCCTGTGTGCGCATGGTTGCATCGTATTATGGTAAAGACTATCCCTTATCTTATCTGCGCTCACTCGCCCACCTCACACGTGAGGGGGTGAGCGTAGCAGGTATTCGCGATTCTCTCACAGCCATTGGCATGAACAGTGCCACCTTCGAGATGTCGTTGGAACAATTATATACGGACTGCCCACTTCCCGCCATTCTTTATTGGGATCAAAATCACTTTGTCGTATTAGAAAAGCTAAAAGGGCGGTCAGCACAGAAGGCACGTTACAAAATAGCCAATCCTGCATTTGGTAAACAATGGTTTTCAGCAGAAGAACTTTGTCGTCATTGGTCGAATGGCGGCAAAGGCATTGTTGTGGCCGTTGAGCCTAATGAGGATTTCTACCAAAAGACCGCTATCAAAGAACGCCATAGTTTGAGAGACTTTGCTCGAAAGTATATACTTCCCTACAAGGCTCAATTAATTCAATCGCTATTAGCCCTATTGGTGGGCACGTTGTTAGGATTGATAAGTCCGTTTTTGGCTCAAAGCGTAGTAGATGACGGCATCGCCTTACACGATATGTCGTTGATTACTACCATATTGATAGCACAGTTAGCTTTGTTCATTGGTAGCTTCTTGATGAGCACTATCGGAGCTTGGGTTGGTTTATATATGAGTACGCAAATCAGCATTGGCATATTGGGCGACTACTTACGCAAATTGCTCAAATTACCCATGACATTCTTTGAGACCAAGAGCATTGGCGACTACCAACAGCGATTGAGCGACCACTCTCGTTTGCAGTCATTTATGACAGGTAGCACATTGGAAACCTTGTTTTCTTTGTTGTCTGTGCCTTTCTATATGGCAATCATCATCTTTTACAGTCCATTGGTGTTGGCCGTATTCTTGGGATTTACAATTATTAGCACGTTGTGGATGACCTACTTTTTTCGCAAAAGGAAGTCGTTAGACTACGAGCAATTTAAAGTAAGCGTAGACAACCAAAACAAGCTATACGAAATGATGTCAGGAATTACCGACATCAAGGTGAATGCTTACGATGACTATAAACTCTCGGAATGGCAACACCTGCAAATGCGTCAGTACGCCATGAGCCAGAAGAGTCTGAAGTTAGGACAAATACAAAACACGGGCTTTACCATTATCGGTCAGCTGCGCAATATCATTATCACCTATTGGATAGCCATGCTTGTAGTCAACAACGAACTAACGTTGGGTATGATGATGAGTATCTCCACTATCATTGGCATGATAAGTGGTCCGTTGGGACAGTTAACAGGTTTTTTGCAACAATATCAAGATGCCAAAATTAGTCTCGAACGTTCGCAAGAAGTCCACCTCTGTACTAATGAAGATGCACAAGAAGCACAATCACTCCCTTCAGACTTTCCTTTAGACATATTTGTCGACCACGTGTCGTTCAGTTATGCTGGCAGCACAGGGAAAAAAGTGCTACAAGACGTATCGTTTAAGATACCAGCAGGCAAGATGACCGCCATAGTCGGCGAAAGTGGTAGCGGAAAAACTACCCTGATGAAGTTGCTCTTAAAGTTTTATCAGCCTACATCTGGGCGAATTATGATAGGCAATGAGGACTTAGACAAATATTCAGCCAAATCCATGCGTGAGTCTACAGGGATTGTAATGCAAGAAAACTTCTTATTTTCAGACACTATCCGACAAAATATCATTATGGGGGAAAAAGCTGACGAACAGCGGTTGAACGAAGCTATACAGATTGCTTGTTTGTCAGATTTGTTTGAGAGTCACCCCTTAAAAGAAAATACCAAGGTGGGAAGCGAAGGCATTGGTGTGAGTGGTGGAGAAAAGCAACGCATCATGATAGCAAGAGCAGCCTATAAGCATCCACTATACTTGATGATGGACGAAGCCACCTCTTCATTAGATGCAGACAACGAAGCACGCATAACGAGCAATCTTGAAAAGCACTTTGCTAAAAGCACCCGAATAGTTATAGCACACAGACTGAGCACGGTAAAAAATGCCGATAATATTATAGTTCTACGCCATGGACAAATAGTAGAAGAAGGCACGCATGACGAACTCATCAAGCAAAAAGGATATTACTTCAAACTTGTACAAAACCAAATAGAACTGCCATCAGCATGAAAGGAATCATTGTAAAATATGGAACGTTTTTGATTGTTCCCTTTGTGATAGTGATTATAGCCATCACGCTCTGCACACTAAGGGTAAGAGAAAAGCTGCCCATTACACTTATTAGTGTTTCAGGGCAAAAGGGGATAGCTTATATTCCTTTGAATGCTCCAAGGTTAATAGTCAAAGGCGATTCATTGGTGTTGGAAACTGCACAATCTGGTAATATAAAATGTTTGGTAACAAATACTACGATTGAAGCAAATAATATTCGAGCAGAAGTAGATATAAGTTCGATGAAGGAGTTTCGTGGCAATACACTTTGTAGTGCCTATCTTGTAATAAGAGAGATTCCGATGTTGGAATTGGTTATTCAGAAAGTGCTATAGAATCATATAAATAAAGCTAAGTCCCATAGTAAGCAATAGGACTTAGCTTTATATTATTGCCACAAAGGTTCAGTTTCCCAGTTGTTAGGGAATCCCATGGCTGCGACATCTGTATTGGGATACTTGGTCAACAACTTTTTGAAGTCATCAACCAACGAGTTGCTAGGGTGAAACGAGTTCAGCCAATAGATAAGGCAACATAAGACTGCGTATAGTCTGTTAGAATTGCTTGGACGAGAGGAAATCCATGCATTACGCAATGTTAAAGGAATTTGAGGCATGACTGGCATGATTCGATTCCAAACGCGGTTGTGATGCGCACATGAATTGCGCAAGGTGTTAACCGCTTTCATCCAACTTTCAAGAATTTCATGCTGTGGTACCCCATAGGAACGAGCTATTGCTTTCTTCACTCTGCGGTCGGCAAAGTTAAAGTATAATTTAGTGAGTGTTCCGAAAGAAGTAAGATCTAACAATTTCCACGCAGGTGGAAAGTCTTCACGTCCATATTTATCGTAATGCTCCTGTATGAAGTCATCTTTAGAACGAGATAACTCGCGTTCTAAAGTACTGAGGTTTTCAGAATACTTATGTTTATTTATAGCCATCGTTGGATCTATAAACCAAAAAGCACCATGAGCCAACGAAAACTGATTGATTATTTTTGCTCGTAAAGAGATTTCAACTAATTGTATTGCAGAAAAAAGCAAGTTTCTAAGCTCTGCATCAAAACGATAAAGGGCAACCGCTTTATCAAATGTGGCGTTAGGTTTGAAACGAGTTGAACCATTAACATCTTCAAAAGGACGCAAGTAAGCATTAAATCGAAAGTAGCTTACATTGTTCAAGAAGTCTTCTGCAAAATTTTCATCATTGACAGAGAGACCATCAGTCTTTAGATTTGCAATTAGAGTAGTTGTACTAAGTGGTGGGTTCGTATAAATCATAAGCCTATATAAACAAAAAGTTCCGCCCTGGTACGCTGTTCTACGGGAAGCGTGGCGGATTCTAGCATTGCAAAAGTACAAAGTTATTTTCAATCAAACAAGTGTATGACAGAATATTTTCACATAAACACCTCCATACCATTTATTTCAAACACGCACGCATCTCTCAGTTGCCGGATTTCGTTGCTATCCAGCAGCTTCATTCTTCGCGTGCCTTTGTAGAAGTCATAGCGGAGAGAAATACAGCGGTGCCAGCATTGGATTTCACCCGAGCGCGTCCATAGTTTGAGATCTACGGGTTCGGGCGATTGGAGCATACGTTTGAGGGTGGTGATGTGAATGGCTTGTGACATTAGTCAAAACTATTGTTATAGATGGAGTTGAAGATATTGCGCTTGCGAGTGAAAGTTAGGACAGGCTGTTGGCGAACAGGTTTCCACTTGAACTTCACGGAACAGTTGGCGGTGGTGGCATCCGAAAGCTCGCTCTCAATGTCCGTGATGAGAATGGAAGTGCCCGACGGATAGTCGGAAGAGATGAGAAACAAGGTATGAGATTGCAGGGCGTAAGTCACGTGCTTGGCTTGCAGGTATGAGAGAGCGGAAGTTTCGCTCTCATACTCAACCTCCGTGTTGTCATCGTAAGAGGAACTCTGCCCACAACAAATGGCGGTGCTGCGATCAAAGGAAAGTTTGCGCTTGGTCTGAGCGGTAAGATAAAGTGTGTCGTAAACGTTGAAGGCGTTGTAATAGTAGAGCGTAAGTGTGGGTGGCTCGTCTGTAAAGAAGAGCGTGAAAGTCCGTGCACCTCGATAAAGGGTAACGGACAACAACTTGCCCTTGGTGCCTTGGGGCAACTGGGCAAGTAGGTCATCTTCGTTCAGATCCTCAAAGCAAAGGTCAAATTGCTTGGAAGCGATGGGCAAAGCAGAGACGGAGAGCGAAATGGGCTGGCTTTCCCCTTCGGGCTGAATGACAAACAACGTGGAGCATTGCCCTGTTTCATCGGGGAAAACAAAATACTGCAAATCAATCTGAAAGTCGTGCGGTACGAGACGCACAGCATGAGGCGTGAGAAAATGCGATTGCAAGAACTGCTTGCAGTCCGCATTCTGAATTTGCGGTTTGCAGTAAATTAAGGTAAATTCGCCCAAAGTGAAGTCATTTCTGTCCACCTGCATACGGAAACTACACGCGGCATGAACGAGCGATTTCTCCTCCATATAGCTTTCAATGATGGAACGGAGATCATAGATGCTTGCCTGTCCACCATAGGCATAAAGTGTGGTAGAGAAGATAGATTCTTCACTGCGGCTGATATAGATGGACAAGTACACGGAACTGCCTTGAAAGTCGGAGATGGTGAACACATCGGGAATGGAAGAAGTGAAGCTATACCCTTGGGGATTATAATTGTACTGCATAAACGATCGGAAACTAAATAACCCTCGCAATATCGCACAAACCTCGGGTTACGGAAAAGACCGCCCTTTCGGGCGATCCTTTCTTTCAGCTTCAAGCCGTGGCATTGGCTCTCTTGCGTGTAGTGCGCTTGGCGGCAGGCTTCCTCGTGCGCTTGGGTGTGGTGGTAGGAGCGGCAGAGGCGGGCTGCATGGGAGCAGGGGCAGAACCCTCGGGGGCGGTGGCGGGCGCCTTGCTTCGTGCTATCTCGTGGCTGACGCGGCAGAGGCAATTATCGGAGATGTTCAGCCCCGTGCGCTTTTTCAGGAGGAAGGCATAGCGTATAGCCTTGTAAGGACTTTTGCAGTAGACGCGAGAAGTATTGTCACCGCTGATTGATACGACCCAGATGTGGGCTGTGGCTTCACTGATTTTACCACTGGTGATGAGGATAAGATTGAGAGCTTTCATTTTCTTGTAAGATTTTAAGTGTGTGAACGATGTGGATTTATTGGAAGAGGTAGACTTCGATGTAAGAGATGTTGATCATGCTGTCAGCAGCAAGATTTTCAGCCATGGCGGTAGCTTCGGCATAGCTGTCAGCCTCGACTTCATATTCGGCATATTCGCCTTCTTCTCCATTAACCACCACCTGATAGATGTCGTGGGGGAAGGAAACTCTGCGCTTGCGATTGAAACCCATTGAAACGAACTCGGAATGTACAGCAGTGTGTGTCATGATAATTTATACTTTTGAAGATTTTTTACTTGAGAAGGGGCATCGGGGTGCTCCCTTGATTTTTACGTGCAATTAAGGGCATGAAGTCATTAGGCTTGGAGGACAAGGGATAGCGCAAAAAAATTTCACCCTTCACGGGCTTGGAAAAAGTGCAGAGGAACGAACATCTTTTTCTGAAAAATTTTTGTGATAAGAGAAACGTGCCCTTGCCGCAAAGCCGCTTCATGCCAACTTTGCACAGGAAAAATAATGGGAGCACCTTGCTGCCCCTTGTAAAAAATGGACGATAGTATAAATATGACACACACTGCCCATTCCGAGTGCGTCAATGGAGTGGAAATCGTAGCAGAGGAGACGACCCTACGTCATCTATTAGGTAGTGATGGAGAAACGAAGAAGGCATGCCGGATATGTTTGTCGGGGCAAGCTATGCCGGAGCTGCTGCCATCGCCAAAAATCTCTGCTGACAGCATGATGAACATCTCATCGAAACCAACCTCTTCAAATCCACATCGTCACACACTTAAAATCTAAGAAAATGAGAGAAAGCGACCATCTTATCCTCATTACCTGTGGTAAAATCTGAGCAAAAGCCACCCACATCTGGCTCGTATCAATGAGTGGTGACAATGCTGCGAATACAGCAAAAGTCCAAGGCTATGCGCTCTGCCTTCCGACAAAGCGCACGGGGCTACCAAGAACATATCCGATAATGCTTCTGCCACGTCACGAGATTGCCGAAGCAAGGAGCTTGCCACCGCCCCACATATATCCCCTACCCATGTAGCCCACCTCTCCCACTCCTCCACACCCAAGCGCACGAAAAAGCCGCCATGCGCACAGCAAGAGAGCCAATGCGCAAGGCGGCTGAAAGAAAGGATTGCCCGAAAGGGAGGGCTTGAATATAAATAAAGGGAATGCAATGATAATCACTACATTCCCAGTCATCTTTTTTATAGTGCAGACATCGCGACCTGCCGATGTGGGCACTTATGAAAAACGTTGCTCAATAAATGAGCAACGTTATTAAAGAACGCCCCTCAAGTATGCTGCCTAAAAGGCAAGCCTGAAAGGCCTATTATCTTTTAGTTATAGAACTATCTTTTTACAACTGCAAAGATAAGAATTCATTTCTGACTGTGCAATATTTTTGAGCATTTATTTCCACATTTCTTCGTTTTCCCAATCTTCAGGGAATCCCATTGAAGATAAATCAAGTACGGCCGCATATTGCTGCAACAAAACCTTCAATCTCTTTCTAAACATAGAACGTGGTGTTACCGTCTGTAGGAAATAATTGACCATACACAATGTATAATACACTTTGTTGCGCCTAACCGTGTCAGGATTGCTTATCCACGTTAGAGTCCTTGAAAACTCCAATTTCTCTGGAACAATATTCATGTCTCGATTCCATAAACGTGCATGGTGAGCACACAAGTTACGAATAAAATTAAGAGCATGAAGCCATGATTGGAACTCTTTAGGTGGCAAAGAAAAGTATTTTGCAATGCCTACGATATCTGCTCTTCGTTTCAAACCATCACAAATACGTGATAGTTGGTTGAAGTACATTATCTCTACACTCATCCATGAAGGTGGATTAGTAGGTTCTGAATAAGTTTCTCGATAATGCTGTATGAATGTTTCGGAACGATCATTGCGTAGTCTATCTTGAATGTGTTCTTGAATATCACTGAACACATCATCAGTGAATGTTGTCCCATTGCGTCTTCTACATTGGCGAGGCTCTCTGAAAATGCTACGATTATCTTGCCAATGTGATCCGTATTTCAAACTCAGTTGAGTCACTATTTGCGTTCGTATGGCTACTTCAATTCGTTCAATCGCATCGAAAAGTAGCAATCGAAGTTTTCTATCAAATTTATACAAGTCATAAACCATATCCAAAGTTGTACCATCTTTGAATAGGTCTTGTATAAAGCCATTCATGCATACCTTATACGGCAACATATATGCACTCAAACGATAGTAGCTGATATTAGCCAGCAATCGTTCGGCTTTCTTTTTGTTTCCTATAATCAAGCCTCGTGATTCAAGTAGTTTTACTTGTTCTGAATAGTTGAGAGGTGGTTTATTGTATCTTGCCATTCTATTTTTTTATTTGCTTGCAAAGTTAAACAAATACACTGATTTGTTGAAGTTGTTATAAATGTTATCTCACTCCCCCCACCGAATATCCATAAAAATCATGCTGCGGAAACTTCTCACACCCAATATACAGCGTATCAAACGCATCTGTGCCATCGGTACGATGCTCCAACAAGTCCTCCTCTGATTCGGGATTTTTCTCTGTGGACTTATTCTTGCGGAAGCCATTACGACCGCGTTCCACGCCAGCAGACTGAATAGCAAGGATAAGGTCATCATTGTTTTGCCGATTGAAATAAGGCATCAGACGTTGCTTGCCAGCAAACCCCTGATTGATTAGCAAATACTTCTCATCATGTCGCATGGGATTGCCTAGATACACATCATTCACCGCCCAACCATTGCGTTCAAACTCATGCACCACCACCCAATGAAAGTCTTGGTCATTCACCGCATAGTTCGAGCCAAGCGCAGTAGCATCATAATAGTAAACCACACTGTGGTTCGGGTGAGCAGCATAGTACGTGCAGAAGTCTGCAATGAGCGCAGGGATTTTGCGCTCAAATTTTACATAAAAAGATTTGAGCACATTAAGGCGGTTGCCGCGAGGCTGACCGCACACAATCCAGTTGATATTGGCATTGTAGTCCATGCCAATACAAAGCGGAGCCATCGGGTCGAGATCCGCATCAGTGCGGCAATCCAAGGACGAGTGAAGCGAGGAAAAGTTGCTCAGCGAGCGTATGGAATACCGCTCCTGCTGTGCCTCTTCGATAATGCGGTCATAGCCCAAACTATCCAAGTAGGAAAAATCCGAAGCATCATACTTGTGCCACTCCTGCATGGACGAGTAAAAGCCATCATGCGAAATGCCAATCTTTTGGCAGAGAATTGACGTCTGAAACGTTTTGGGTGTAAGGTCGCGCTTCATCTGACGAATATACTCCTCCCCGAGCAACTGCAAGTTTTCGAGGGTGGAGTATTCCTTGTAATACACTGCCACACTGCGCATTTTGTTCAGCGATTGGTCGAGCCATTTTAGGTATGAAGGCAAGTAAGCAGGCACAGTTTGATGTGCTGCTTTCAAATCAGCAATTCGCTGTTTGGTCTGCCAAATCTTATAGATGGTTCCCTTGATGGTATCAATCAACTCCTTATCCATCTTCTGCTCATAGTGCAGGAACCACGACCCCTTCGTGGTTTGTGGCATATCCGAAAGCACCATCATCGAATGGTTAAACGAGTGATGCCCGAAATAAGAACGAATGCCGCCATTGGCAGGGAGCGTTTCATCTTTCAGTTTGTCATAATCAATGAACTTCGCTTCATCAATGAGGAGCCAAGAAAGCGTCAGCGAGTTTGACGAGCCAGGGCGGTCTTGGCTAATGATAATGGCGACACTGCCATTATAGAAAGTCACCACATGCTCATAATCCGCAGGTTCCGTGATAGGCTTCGCAAACGAGCGAGGCGGTTTGCGTCCCACCACATAATGCACACCTTTGATGTAGCCCCACCGTTTCCAAGCAGCAAAGAGACCGGGAAGCGTATTGGTTAATCCATGCTTAAAAGTAGGCACCACGATACCCCCAGTACTCCCTGGCATACGTTGCATATTACGCAGCACAAAGGGCGAAGCGATGGAGTCCGTCTTGCCCGTGCGTCGTCCAGCCACAATCACGGTAGTTTTGGCACCGATGTATTGTGTCAAAAGCTGTGGCTTGTTAAAGTACACGCGGTTGGCGTGTGCCTTGCTTTCTTCGTCCCATAATGACGTATCCACACTATTCTTCTCCTTGTCCATCATCTTCCTCCTTAAAGATTTCGTCCAACGGCAAATCCGCTTCTTCATATTCCACATTCTCTGTATCGGGGTGCGTATCGCTTAACTCACGTGTGAGCTTGCGAATACGCTCATCAATGTTCGGCACAGGATTGATGCCCACCACACGCGGGTCGGTGGTGGGGAAGAAAGGTTGCACCACAATCATGTGGTACGGCACACTCTGCTCGTCCTCAATATCAATGCGGTTAAACTTGGCATAGCTCGTAGCCGCCTTCTCCATCGTCTTTGTATCCTTGCGTTTCTTCGCCATCTGGTACGTTTCAAGGATCATCTCATTGTAGCGCCAACGATGAAAATCCCGTGAAGCCTCGCCCATATTGGGAAGAATGGCTTTCACGATTTTCAAGTCCGCATACGCAGTAACGAGCGACAACCCGTAACGGGTTCGCTCCTCGTCCACAAACTGGCGGTCCTTCGCATCAGGATTCGCAATAGACCAAGTAACCATGTCGCGCAATCGAAGCAGGTGCTCCACCTGCGATTGCGCATATTTCTGCAAAAGTTCCTCTTTGGCAGTATAGAGGTCGGCTTTAGCCGCCTCTACAATGTTCGGTAAACTCATAGTTATTCATCATCTTCCATGTCCAACAAATTGTTGCGTGTATTCTCAAGCGCCAGCGGACTGCCCACATAAGCGAGCTGCATCTCCTGGTGCAGCAGTTTCACACGTGAAGCCGCCTTGCCACGATGGTATCGCCTTGATACCTCCGTGCTCTTGTCAGCAATATCCTCGCGAAGTTGGGTAGCCGATATGCCGAGAATGACCGCCATATCAGAGATTTTGAGATAGATGGAAGCATATTGTTCTATTTGGGTAAGTTGTTCTTCGGTGTAGTCCATAGAAATAGCATTTTCTGTTATAGGGGATAGAAAAATCTGTTACGGGAGAGCGTTTAATCATTCGCTCCGTTCTGCGTGAGCCTCTGTGCAAACAAGTCATTCAGTGGCACAGAATGGTTCCGTATCAAGTCCGTCACCTGTCCGTGCAAGGCAGCGAAGATTGCCTTGTCGGTGGAGATAAACGTAGACTCGTGGCGGTTGCCTCGGGTCAAGTTCTGCGAGGTGACTACCGAAATGGTGTCACCAGCTTCACTCTCCACCAGCAAGATCTTCGAGTGGTTATCTGCGAGATAGGTACGTTTCATCACTTGGCAGATGAACGACCAGAGTTTCAAGGTCTTGTTCGTAGCCTTGTGATCCAGCACCAAATTGAACTCCAACACCTTGCCTCCCTTTTCGATAAAGAATAGTCTACGCAAGAACTCTTCCGAAATGGAAAACGAAGTTTGCCATACCTTCGACTTCCCCACCTGTTGCAATATCCACTCCAAGACATCAGCCACCTGCAAAGCATTGGTCAGATAGGCTTGGTTGGGCGTATCTGCCAATGGCTTTAAGTAGTCAGAGATCGATGCCGAGCGTTTCATGCCTTCTTGCTTTTCTTCGCTTTAGGTCTCGCTTCTACCTCTTCTGCACTTTCTGCCGTTTCTGCCTTTGTCACGAAATGGTCATAAACGTTCCAATTGTCGTGCAGCTTTTTATCCAATTTGATAAATTCTTTGAGGAAAGGATAGCGGTCGGAGTCCGCACAAGTGGAGTCCGTTGTGCTCATCGTGCGGAGCTTCAAATGAAGTTCACGCATACGATGCACCAAATCAAGGTTCTCGACATAGAGAGCCTGGATTTCTTCGGGCAGCGTGTCATGGTCAGCTCGCTTACCAGCTTTGAAGTTCTTTGCCTCATTGTCATCACTCTTGAACTCGGTATGCTCTTTTACTATCTCCTCGACAGCTTGCTGCATCTCCTTGACCTGTTCATGCGTCAATTCCGCCAAGCGAAACTCCAAGTATTGCTGGAGTTTGCCTTCAATGAAGTTAGCCTTGCCCTCAGGGTTCACACTGAGGTTGCGATACATGATTTTGTTTCCTGTCAGTTGCAGGAGCATCAATGCGCCCTCGTCCCAATCGCGATCCTCGCGAGGCAGGGAGAGCCATGTTTGTAATTTATTGGTAAATTCTTTGTCCATAAGAGATGTAGTTTTAAGTTTGGAGGTTATGAGGTTATAAAGTCAGCATCACAACTTAACTTTGTTGAATTGTGGCTGCGCTCGGCAAAGTTCAAACAAGTTTGGCTTTGCTCTCACTTGCTCACAATTTATTGTTGATGCCCGTGAAGAATACACAATTCTTATGGTTCTCCATGAGCAAGTTCTTCATTGCTTTCAATGTAGAGCCAGTTGTCACAAAATCATCGAACACGATGCAGTTCTGCTCACGTGGCAACACGTTGAGCGAGAACACTGCCCCAATACGCTTCTTGCTATGGCAATGCGCCACATCTTCGTAAAAGGGAATGGATAGCAGAGCTGCTATCTTTTCACTTATTCGTGTGGCAAAGTTCTTGACCAAGTGCCTACGCTTGGGCGTGGTGACAATACACCAATTACCATGCTTCAGTTCATTGCCCAAAATGTCGGCAATGAGCGGAGCCACATTCTCCGCAAAGAAGTCCACCATACTGTCATCGCCTTTGATGTCCGTCAAAGTGCGCCCATACAAGGACTTCTGCCAAAGCGAGATAAAGAATACATCAGCCCTTCGCGTGATGCGGACTTTACGGGAGAAGTCGCAACGCGCTTCGACCGACTTGTCCCAAGCATGGCGTTTTTGCTCGGCAAAAATATTTTTGGACGTGGCTACGCCCTTGCTTTCCAAAGCAAGCGGACACGAAAGGTCTGGGACATTGATCTCTTCTAAGATTTCCCCCAAATCAATCATATTAAGTTTTGAGTTTTAAGGTTATGAGGTTATAAGATTACCTTTTGTTCCCAAGAACAAACTTTATAACCTTATAACCTCAAAACTACAAACTGACTAAGCAGCTTCGATGTCACCTTCTTCTGTTGTGATAGTACCCTCGTAGAAAGGCGCAGGACATTCGTCCGTAGCTTCTACCGCAATGGTGGTGCTTGTAGTACCAGTGGCACCCTGACCAAGGTCCTGTGCCACGGTCGTTTTGGTAGTCCAGGCTTCAGATCCCACTACACGGTATTTGCCCTTCATGTCCTCCACCAAGAACACATTGTCATTGTTGTTGAGATAAGCAGAAGCGGCACTCGCCTCTGCGCCCACGCCAGGGTGCACAGCGGTAAGCTTGTTCAACTGCGTTTGACTGGGTAACTCACCCTGTGCCTCAGAGGTGAGTTGCGACTTTTCGGGCAGAATGTCGATATACTTCCATTTGGCATCAGCCTTTAGGGTAAAGCTGCCCGTGTACATAGCAGCAGTTACTCGTCCATTCTCGTCACGTGGAAGTGTGGGCCATTGGGCAATGTCGCCCTTGGAAGTATAATAGATACGGCGACGAACGCCGGGAAGCTCAGGCGTGCCTTGGCACCAGCCGAGCGACTTTTGAAGTGATGTGCAAGTCTTTGCCATTTTTCTGAATTTATTTAGTCTGGATAATAGGCAAGCGCGAGGTGACAATCAAGATAAATTACCACTGCGCCCACCTTTCTCCACTGATTATCAACCTTGTTCAGCCAGTTCAATAACCTTCAAGCGTCGCTTGTCAATGCTCTCGAACTGCACGCCAAAGAACATGGTGGCAATGTAAGAAAGCACAAACGGCTCAAAGCGTTCCACATCAACACTTTCGATGTCACCCATCTGGTCATAGCCATAAAGCATGTTGATTTTGGGTGACACGTGCATGAACTTCGAGTCCGACTTATTCCACAACGGGCAGAAAGTGAGTTTTCCATTAGAACCCTCCACCGTGGGTTGGTTGTACTTCGTGTTGTACGGAATAGCCGAGTGCGTGAGAAGATACGCCTCGTTGTACATATCTACAAACTCCTGCGAGCAATACAGGAAAAGTTCCTGTGAGCGCAAACGCGGATCGAGCGAGAAGAGAATATTTTTTGCCACATCAACCGCGTTGGCTTCCGTGATCGCCTTGTCCAGTTTCAGATAATTGCCATGTTCCGCAGCAATCGTACCCGCAGTGACTTCCTTTTGCGTGATGGTGTCAAAACCATCGAAAAGGTCCATTGTGGTATCACCGTCCGCATTGCGAGTGCCTTTCCAAATCGCCATGTTCAGGTTTTCAGAGAGCGACTTGGCAATCAGTCCCAGCACCTCGCGAGCTGTGGGCGTAGACTTCTGTCCGTCTCCCTTGGTGGCACCTGTGCCAAGCAAGGTTGAGATGGCAGAGTTAGGTTCAAAGTTAGCCACTACCGAACCGAAGAACGTTTCCAAGGTGCGGTAGTCCAACTTCAAGTTGGCATCTGTCTTGCGAGAGGGCTTGTAAGGAGCGAACTGCGCCCCAGCGGTGAGCGTACCCACACTTTCCTTGTAGCGAATACCAGGACGACCAGTCATGAATTTGAGCGTTTCCTCGCAGCCGATAATCGGCAAGCGTAAGAAGTCGGAGCGGTACTTGCGTGCCGCGTCCTTATATTCTTGTAGGGTGAAAGAGAATTTTCCAGCCATAGGAATGAGTTTTAAGTTTTGGGGTTATGAGGTTATAATGTTAGTTTGGAATTTTAAGGTTATGAGGTTATAAGATTACTATGGCAAACTGTCATAAAGTTTGCGTGCCGTTTCGCCAGCATTGATGAACTGTTCGTAAGCCGTGGGTTCGTGGTCCTCATGCTTCTTGTCATCTACGATGGCGGTGGTTGATGCGGCAGGGAGGTTGGCAACTTTCGCTTCGAGCGTCTTGTTTGCTTCATCGAGCGACTTGTTCGTCTCGGTGAGCTTTTTGTTCTCGTCCTCTGCATTCTTTACCTTGATAGATAGCTCCGCTATCATATCGTGGTTGGCTTGCATCGCACTTTCCAAATCACTCAGTTGTGCCTCAGTAAGCGATACCTTGCCATCTTCCGAAGCAAGATGTTCACAGGATAGGAACTTGCAGATGTTCTTAAAAATGATGTTCATAGGTTTCGGGGTATGTTGATTGTTTACTTGTGTTGGTTTGAAAACGGCAGCAAGCGCTTGCGCCATCTTTTGAAAGAACGTCTCTTCCGACTTGCTCTTAGGGACGTTCGGTAGCGGAATGCCATTCGCCTGAAAATCGGCAGCGAGAGAAGCCGTGAGTACAGGAGCCGTTTCGTCCTCGAACTCTGTCAGTTCATCTACAAAGCCCCAATCCAGTGCCTCTTGTGCGGTGAGCCAGCCGCCCACCTTCATGAGGTCAAGCAAAGCCTTTGGCTCTTTCTTGCAACGTGTGGCATACATCGTAGCCACATTTGCGTCCATCTTTTCCAAATCCGTCTTGGCTTTGCCGAGACTTTCAATGAGCTGGCTCATGCCCGTGGCATTGAGATTGCCATACTCAAAAAATGGAAGTGCACATTGATGCACAAGATACATGGCAGACTTGTCCATGGTGATGTGCTTGGCACCCATCGAAGCGATGGTGGCAGCACTCGCGTTCATGCCCACAAAGTGCGCATGGACATTGCCATGCCGCTTGAAGGCAGAAGAGATACTCAATGCCGTGTTGAGCTGTCCGCCAGGACTGTCAATCAGCACCGCCACCTCCTTGTCGAGGTTCTTGCCCAGAATATAGTCCACGTAGTCAGCATCAAAGTCCCAGCTGCCCACATAGCCTTTCAAATGAAGTTGGTATTTGTTCTTTGCCATAATCGCGTGTATTATTTATGGCAAAGATATGCGCACATATAAAAAGCAAAAAAGACAGGTGGAACCTCACGGCTGCACCTGCCCATCGTTCAAAAGTATAAATTTATGAAAATGTTGCGTCAGAGAAATTTTTGTTTCGCGCTCGCGCGAGACCTTTTTCGTTGTAACATTTGTAACATCTGTAACTTTTTTCCCAACTACTTGATTATCAAGCGTTCTGAAAACGCTAAAAAGTTACTTGCTGTTACAAACACCCCCAAAAAGTTACAAAATCAAGGGATTTTAGCTCGAAATCGGAATCAAAGCCACCCGATTTGAGTAGGAAACCGTGTATTTTGCGGTGTTGGCGTCACCATCAGGCAACCCTGTGGTTTGTTCCTTTTTAACAAAAGGGAAAGGCGCCGCCCTTGTTCCGATGAGATATTGCTCCCCATTCACACTTGTCACCACAAAGCAAAGATTGCCCGATGGCAATTTTTCGGGAGAATAGAAAGTCAGCGTAGCCGTTTCGAGCGTGCTGTTATTGTCAAACTCCGTTTCCGTTTCACAAAGCGCAGTGCGCTTGTTGAACGAAACAAAAGAAAGCCGAGCAAAGATGCCCACTGGCACCTTCGCTATCGCCTGCAAGGTGATGTGCGGTGTGAGAGCTTCAGCCGATACGTATGCAATATGACTGATACCCGGCAATCTGTTCATGTCTAACTTCGGTATTAACAATTATGTTCTACAAACTCTTGGCTTTCTGCTTGTGACTTTTCAGCTTGCTGTTGTCGGGTTCTTTTTCTACTCTCGTTTGAGAGGTAATTCTTGCGAAGTCGCTGATAAGCCTTCGCAATGCTGTCCCAACAAGTGCCGTCCTCCTTGATGCCCCGTTGCTCCATATACAAATAGATCAGTTCCTTTTGTTGCTGACCAATATGCCCGAAGTCGTGCAGGAAGTTCCAACAATCCACGGCAAAAGCATTCTTGATGTTATCAAGCAATGCCTTCTTGCCCGTGGGAGAGATATAGTTGTAGGTACGTGGGTCGCGTGCCTTGGAGTAAGGAATGCAAATAGCCACCTCGTCCTCCTTTTGAAGCGGAGGAAAGAAGTCGTCGGGTTGGCGGCTTTGTGCCAACTTTATCAACTTCGACTCTATGCTACCTTGCCTGAGCACCACAGGCTCGGAACCGCTGTGACGGTGAACGAACCATTGGCGCAAATACGATGGCATTTTTATGTAGACAAGATAGTCACTCATGGAGTACTGTTAGGGTGTTTGAAATGCTGCAAATATACACCTTTTAAGTTGTACTGAAGATGATGTATATCAAGTATTTCTATGTATGTTTGCAATTTGTGCAGTCAGGAACTGCACAAATGCTATTCGTTATTTTCCAGTTTCTTTAGATCCTCGTTCTCTTCAAACTCCTCAATCCATTCCTTCACCTTGGCTTGCAGTAAAGCCTTGTTGGGAAGATAAAGTTGATAGGCAGAAGCGTAGATATTGGCGTCCTTTGGCAAGGTAAGTTCCACGAGGGCATCATTTTTTTCTTTACACAACAGTATGCCAATAGTCGGTTTCTCAAAGTCTTGTTTGACATAGCGGTCATAATAGTTGACATACATCTGCATCTGTCCGAGGTCCTGATGGGTAAGTTTATCTATCTTTAAGTCAATGAGCACATAGCATTGTAACAAGCGGTTGTAAAACACCAAGTCAACAAAGAAATGCTGCTCTTCAAAAGTAAACCGTTTCTGTCGTGCCTCAAAAAGAAATCCTTTGCCAAGTTCGAGCAAAAATTGCTGCATCTTGCTGATAATGGCATTCTCCAGTTTAGACTCCGAATAAACAGAATCGGGCCTCAATCCCAAGAACTCCAATGTGATGGGATTCTTTATGATGTCTGATGGTTTCTCGACCGTATGCCCCTCTTTTGCCAAGCGCATCACCTCATTCTTATCGCGGCTTAATACCAAACGCTCGTAAAGGCAGCTACCCACTTGTCTATTCAGTTCACGCACACTCCAATTCTGTTGTTTTGCTTCAATTTCATAGAAGTTTCGCTCGTCATGATTCTCAATACGCATAAGGATAAGATAATGCGACCAAGACAAGTCAAACTGAATTTGACAAACACCGTCTGTCAAATTAGCATACGCCAAATAAAACTGTCGAATTTGTCGCAAGTTAGAGTAAGACCATCCCTCACCGTACTTCAGACACAGTCTTTCTGAAAGATTTTCCAACACTTTCTTTCCATACGCTGCACGCTCATATCCCTGCTGCTCATCCTCCACAATATATTTACCTACGCCATAGTAAGTGTAGACCATCGTAGTGTTCACAGTAGTTTTAACATGCTTGTGCGCCTCGTCAATAAGTCTAGAGATATGTCCAAAGAGAGCATCTTCTCGTTTTATGATTCCATCCATGCCCTTAATCTTCTTTTATATCACCCAACAATTTCTCCAACTCACTCACCGCCTTGCTGATGCTCTGGCTTTGTTCCTTTATGGAAGCCATCAGTTCCGCCAAAGAGTGTTGTTCTTCCTCGCCCCCTTGCTTAATCCAAGTGATGTCAAGCGAAGTCTTGTCACGAGCCGTAAGCTCATCAATGGAATATTTGCGCCAACGTCCAGATGGGTTCGTATCTGCATCGTAAGTCTCTTTACGATCGTTAATATTCTCAGGGTTGTAGCATTTCACAAAATCATCAAGGTGATGACGTTCCAATTTGTTTGTAGCAAGCGTGTGTTTCACGTCAGTGCGGTAATCATAGAACCATACATCCTTAGTGGGCTGTCCTTTCGTGAAGAACAACACGTTAGCTTTCACACCCTGCGCGTAGAAAATACCAGTAGGCAAGCGTAGAATAGTGTGCAGATTAAAGTCAGCGAGCAAACGTTTGCGGATAGTTTCACCAGCGCCACCCTCAAAGAGTACGTTATCAGGCAATACTACAGAGGCACGACCACCCACCTTCAACATCAGCATCATGTGTTGGAGGAAATTGAGCTGATTATTCTTTGTTTCTACATAGAAATCAGTACGATTAAGTTCCACAGAACCAGCAGGACGTTGTCCGAAAGGAGGATTGGCAAGAATAACATCCACCAATGTTTTTGGTTCACGCTCCAACGAATCCTCGCATGAAATCGGACTGCGGTCAGTACCCACACCATGAAGATACAAGTTCATAGAAGCGAGAGTAACCACAAGCGAAGTGTTGTCAACGCCATGCAAAGCCTCGTTACGGAGGAAATCACGTTTTGCCTTGTCAGCCGATTGATTCTTCATATAGTCATAAGCCGTGAGAAGGAAACCGCCCGTGCCACAGGCAGGGTCGCACACAGTCTCGCCAATTTGCGGACGGATGCAGTCAACCATAGCTTTAATAAGGGGACGAGGTGTAAAGTACTGACCTGCGCCACTCTTTTTGTCTTGTCCGTTCTTCTCCAAAATGCTTTCATAGATAGCACCCTTCACGTCTGCATCCATCACCAACCATTGCTCTTCGTCAATCATAGTGATGACCTTTTTCAAGTAAACAGGCTTGTCAATCTTATTCTGCGCTTTTGTGTAGATTGTACCAATAAGGTTGTCTTGTTCGCTGAGCACTTTCAATGTTTCTTCATACTGCTTCAACAGATCCAGTCCGTCGAGCTGAATAAGATCATTCCACTGATAGCCAGTAGGTATCGCAGAATCTTCTCCAAACATTTCAACATTCTCCGCATCCATCTTCAGGAAAAGCAGATAAGTGAGTTGCGTGATATAATCAGTAAAGCCAATACCTTGTCCTGCAAGCGTAGTGGCGAGGTTCCATACTTTTTTAGTGAGCGATTGCTCGGTTGATATGTTGTTTGCCATAATTCAAAGTTATGCTGTTTTTCTTAAAACCACAAAATTAAACAAAGAAAGAAGAGCGTCATCCGCCTTCTGCTTAGTACCGAATGCAGCTATCATCTGAGCTGCCTGTGTTCGATCATCCTCGCGGATATCATTGATAGTACAAGCACCATTACTTGCCACATAATCAACAATCTGACTCATGAGTTGTTTCTGCCTGTCAGAGATTTCACGATGCCACTGACCACACCAAAGATTGAAATACTGCCGTGCGGTAACGCAAACGCTGTCAAGTTTTTCAATCTGTCGGAATGCAAAGCGAACCAATTGAATAATATTAGTAAGGGCATCGCTTTCCTCCTTTCTAGTTGTGCGTCGCACGTTACCAGGAGAAACAATAGCATACGAGTTCCAAAGCTGTTTCGTACTAAAACGATTGTTCTCCATTTTCAGCTTATTCTCCAAATCCTTCATCATGCTGAACGTGATAGGCTCGCCACTCTGATTGTATAAGATTCGCAAAGCCTCTATTTCGTCAGCATGGTCACGGCAATACTGTTCAAAAGCCTCGGTAGTGTTCTTTGCCTCCTCCACAGAGAATCCCTTGGAAATAAGCGTATCCTCACCAGGCATGAGCGTGTTTACAAAACCAGCCGAAAGAATAAGAATATAGCGACGTACATCTGCATGATTGGCAATAGGAGAAACAAGTCCCTTACGCTCATTGTTAGGTTCATTGATGTCGCTATAAGGCGGTAAGTTGCCATTCGCCAAAGCATCGTAGATGCGTTGTGCAATCGCATCCATGGAATCGTTTGCCAATCGTTCGAACTCCATACGCTGGCTGCCGTCTGCCTTATTATGCAGACGCGACAAAGTAGCTGCAAGGCGTTTGAGGTACATATCAGGCAAGTTGCCGTGAGCAATACGCTCCAGCAGTTCCTTCAATGTTATCGTGATTGTATCAGGTCCTTCACCTTGCTCAGGAATAGACATAGTATGCTCGGTAACGCCCACCGCATCTACAAGGAAAAAACAATCTTTGCTTATAGCGTTAGGAGTAACAGCCCGCAACTGCTCATCGCCAATGGTACGCACACCACGCCCTTTCATCTGAATGAAAAGCGGTTCAGATTCCACGTCACGCATAAACATTACCACTTCAAGCGGTTTCACGTCCGTACCTGTAGCCACCAAAGTGCAAGTAACAGCAATACGGAAGTCACGATCATTGCGGAATTGGCGAATCAGTTCATTGCTATCACCCGAAGAATAAGTAATTTTCTGTACATACCTATCCATATCAGCATTAGGGCATTTCTCTCCAAACACCTCTTTAGCTATGTTCACAATATTCGTGGCATGAGCCTCGTTGAGAGCAAAGATGAGTGTTTTGGGGAGATATTCAAAATTAGGCTCACGTTGAGGGTCATTGAACATTTCCGAGTAAACAGCATCGCGATATGTTGTAAGGATGAGTTTTATTTGAGAAGGATTGACAATAGAACGGTTAAGTTCCGTTTTGGTGTAATTCTTTGTCTCACGTGTATTTAACTCTTCCGTTTTACCAGTATAGCGAGTTTCAACACGCACACGGTCACCTTTCATAATAGCCCCTCCGTTTTCCGTTGCTTCCGTCTTAATACGATATACACGGTTATCCACGTTCACACCATCCACTATACTCTTTTCAAGCGTATAGTTCACAATACGATTGTTATTGAAGAACGCCATTGTTTCAGGAATGGGAGTTGCCGTAAGACCAATAAGACGTGCCGTATCAAAATACTCAAGCACCTTACGCCAGTTACCGTAAATACTGCGATGACACTCGTCAATAATAATCATATCGAAGAAATCATGCGGCAAATTGGGATTGTCGGGAAGAACCATTTCAGTTGTCACATCTTCATCATCATCGTCATCATTATCTTGAATATCTTCACCCTTTAACAAGGAGAACAAACGTTGTATAGTAGAAATAAGCACATTGCTATCAGACGGAATCTTGGCAGATTTCAAGCGTTCCACCCAAAATATAGTGTTGAAGGCTTCGCCATTGTCTGTAAGACGGAATGTACCAAATTCATTTTCAGCTTGTCGTCCAAGATTATTGCGATCAACGAGAAAAAGCACTCGTCGCATAGGAGTATAAGAAAGCATGCGATAGGCAGCAAGACAAGCCGTATAGGTCTTTCCTGCACCCGTAGCGAGAACCATAAGCGCACGGTTCTGTCCACTACGAAAACTCTTCTCCAATTCGGTAATAGCTTCATACTGACACTCACGCAATCCTTTTTTGTAAAGCGTAGGCAGTCCTGCAAATGGGTCGTTTATACCCAACAAAGCCACAATTTCCTTTGGTGTATGAATACGGTTGATTTCCTCCCAATCCGTATTCGATTTACGAAAATCCTGAAATAAGACAATTTTACCGTTTGACTTATACAAAAGGGGGATAGGCTTTTGCCATGTTTGATAACAATTTGGTACACTTTTAGCATAGGTGGTCACTTGATCACTCACCTTATCAGAATCAACATCCACTTCTTCGCGTTTAGCTTCAAGCACACCACATACCTTGCCGTTGATGAACATAAGATAATCAGCTTCGAGATTGCCTTTCAGCAATCCTTCACGCACAGCCACGGCTGTCATCGTAGGTTCGAACTCCTCGCGATTAACAACCAGCCAACCAGCATCAGCGAACCAACGGTCTATTTTAACTCTTGCTTTCTCTTCTGGTGTCATATTTTATTTCTCCTTATTTTCCGATAATACCATATTATCGGAAGTTGCAGACTGTAAATTTACTTGTTGTTCTTCATTTAGCACATCTGCATTTAACAATCTTGCCACATCTACATTCAAAGTTTTTGCGATACGCAACAGATTTTAAGGTCAGGCTGACTGGAATTCGTTACCCATTTCGAAATGGTGGCCTGATCTTTGCCTAATTGTTCGGCAAGCCATTTATTGCTTTTCTGTTCTTCAGCAAGCACTATTTTCAATCTATTAACCTGTTCTCTTGGCATATTTATATGATATATGCCACAAAGATACAATTGGAAAGCGAAAGGGGTTAATAATGTAGTCTATATTTTAGTGGGTTAAGATAAAAATTGGTGAGTTCGTCAACTTTTATTCACATAAACACCTCCATTCCATTTATTTCAAACACGCAGACATCACGAAACTGCCGGATTTCGTTGCTATCCAGCAGCTGAGAGATGTCTGCGTGTTTGAAATCAATGGAATGGGGGGATCGTAAGGAATGTATTCCAATATTGTGCATTCATGGAATAAATTCATTATCTTTACTCAAGTTTCGGATTTAGCAAGGGCGGGCTGAAAGCCCAATGGAGCACATAGCCCAGGGCAAGCGAAGCGACACCCTGGGTATCACGCGTTGGAACTGTCGCGCCCTGTAAGGGCAAAAGCCTTAAGACATGGCGCAAGTATTGAACAAAATATACATATGGTGTTCCACTTTAAAACCGCTAAATCAGCTATCAAGCAAGAAAAGGGTTAAAGCTTTTGCCCTTACAGGTAGGGTGTTCAAAATTGGCATCAAAAACGAGACCAAAAAGGTGCTGATCATTCGTAGCTCTTAAAGCTATAAAAGAATACGGCCTAAAGGTCTAAATAGTTCTCTGAGTACTTGCACAAGTCGCTGATTATTAGTAGCTTTACAGAGTAAATAAAGCAACTAATAATTGACTATATTATGACTAAATCAGATAAAATCAAACAACTCAAAAGTAGTCTCAAAAACACCAAAGCTCAATTGAAGCGTCGAGAAGCTAAAATTGCAAGGCTCGAAGCAAGGAATTCTCAATTAGAAGCAGAAGCTAAAAAAAAAGAGGAAGACAAACTTATGGAGCAAAATCTGAGGAATATTACAAAACGATACCAGGACATCAGTTCTCGGAATTTGTCGTCCAAATCGCTATCGCAATCAGATGCGCAACAAATGCAAGCCCTCGAGATATTGCTAAGATTCTTGAAATCTTAGCCAATTTCACCTTTGGACTTGTTGACAAAATTCCCTCATACAATACTATTGATAATTGGGTGCGTAAATGTGGCCTTGATGAAATTAATCAAACTTCTAAGGCATTGAACGACAACAATTATGCAATGATAATTGATGAGTGCATGATGATAGGCAGCCAGAAACTCCTTACTATGATATCAGTTCCAGCTGAACATCAAGGGCGCCCCCTGCAGCTTGACGATGCAAGGGTCGTAGGGTTTGAAGTCCAAACTACTTGGAACGCAGAGAAAGTGAAAAAGGTTCTTGAAAAGAGTGAGGGAATAATAGGCAAAGCGGCTAAGTATGTCATTTCGGACAATGATGCAAAGATGCGTAAAGCTATTAAATCCTCTAACTTCACGTGGCATCGCGATGTCAGTCACACGCTTGCCTTGTTTATGGAGCGCGTTTACAAGCACGACGCAGAGTTTGCTGAGTTCTTCAATAAGATGGCTGTTTGTAAAAAACAGTGCTGTATGAAAGATGTCGCTTATCTTCAATCACCCTCACAGAGATGTAAGGCGAAATTTATGAACCTTGAAGAAAGCGTGAACTGGGCATACAAGATGTTGCAGTTGTATCACAAATTAACCACTCTTGAGAAAGAAGTATTCTCATTTCTTCCTGCATATGCCTCTTTCATAGATGAAATGCAAGACATCGTGTCATGTGTCCATTCCATAGAAAAAGAAATGAAGTACAACGGGTTGAGTAAGAATACTATAGCAAAATGCAGAATGCATATAAATGCTACTATAATGTGTGGAAATGAGAGAATGAGAAGGGTTGGCACCTGCTTCCTTTCCTATCTTTCAGAAGAAGACGGGCTTCTAAAGGACGCTGATATTGTCAATAATTCTTCAGATCTCATAGAAACGACATTTGGCATTTTTAAGTACATTCAGTCCCCCAACAAACTCAATGGTGTCACTACTTTAGTATTGCATCTACCAGTGATATTATCTTTTGCTGGCATATCTAATTCAAAAAGATACAATGTCAAAGAACACTTATGCAGGACAAGGATTAAAGATATTACTCTTTGGCGAGAAAAATATCTTATGGAAAACCTTGTTACCAAACGTATCAAAACACTCAAAACAGCCTAAAAAGTGGTCTCGTTTTTGATGCCAATTTTGAACACCCTACCTTACAGGGCGCGAAGACTCTACAATGCGGGAACCCCAGGGTGTCGCTTCGTTTGCCCTGGGCTATGTGCTCCATTGGGCTTTCAGCTCGTCCTTGCTAAATCCGAAACTTCAGTTATCTTTACAGTATGTAACAATAAGAGAATTTATCTTCTTTAGAGAGTTTGATGAGTTCTATCATAACTTAGATGAGCGTACACAAGAAAAGTAAGACTCAAGTTTCGGATTCAGCCCGCCCTTGCTAAATCCGAAACTTCAGTTACATTAAAAATATTTGCAGAACTTTTAAAGCTACTTTCAAAAGTGTTGCTTTATCCATTATAATTCACTACCTTTGTCAGCAGTATAAAATAAATTAAATCCCTTTCTACACATTTTACACATGAAACATTTCAAACTTTTGCGCTATGCGTTAACGCTGAGTTTACTCTGTTGCGTGACCTGTATTGCTCAGGCCATTGACATAGATGCTCCCGGCGTAATCTATCGCATCGTTAGCCAGTCGAACGGCCAAGCCGTGACGAATGGCAATAATAGTGCACATGACACCTACCTCTCAACTGCAGCTATCGACCTGCAGTCGGAGGGACAAGACTGGATGATTGTGCCCGTAATGGCCGACGAAGGCATTTATGCCTTCTATAATCCCCATTGCGACATGGGCATCGATATGGCCCCCACGGCTACACTGAAACACCGCGTACTGCAATGGGACGCTAAGTTTACCGATTCTAACCAGCAATTTCTGATAAAGAAGGTAGACACTGACGTGTTCCAATTCCTCAACAGCACGGGCGACCGCGCCATGACGCTTCGCAGTGACGGCTCTATCTACATGGATCAAGACCTCACGGCTGAGGCTACGCACTTCACGTTGCAAGCAACTACGAATACGGTAAACATGCCCATAAAGGGCTACACCTACCTATTGCGCAATAAGAGCAATGGTCAAGTATTGAGCAATGGCGAAAGCCGCGCCTCGGCTGCTGTTCTCTGCACGGAGGACTACAAGGAAGGAGCCTATGGCCAACACTGGCAATACCGCACCGTAGAGTATAAGAAGAACAACCAAACACTCTATGCCTCTGTACTTTACAATGCCAAGTATGCCTATGCTATTGACGCTGGCTTGAATGGTAACAAAGTACCCCTTCAATACGGCTTAGACGGTTCTAACTCCAACCAACAAGTATCATTTGTAGCTGTCGACGGCCAAGAGGGCGTTTACCGCATTGCCTATACCCACAATGGTACGACCTACTACCTTTCAGCCAATAGCAAGGGCGACACGTATATGGTCACCGACGCTGACGACGAGACGACCTACTTCACGCTTGAATATACTGACGCTTATGTGCCAGTGCTCAACGATTGGGAAAATCAGAAGATCTTTGCCGTCAATAAGGAAGAGGGCCATGCTACTTACATGCCTTATGCCAACACCACCGCCTTGCGTGCCGACGCTGCGCGTTACGCCAAACCTTGGCTCGACCCGCAGAGCGACCGCTGGATGAGCCTTAACGGCATGTGGAAGATAAACTTCGTCAAGGACCCTGCACAGCGTCCTGGCGAAACGGACTTCTACGGCAACGATGTTGACGTATCGGCTTGGAACGACATCGAAGTGCCCTCGTGCGTTGAGATGAAAGGCTATGGCGACCCTTGGTACGTCAACGTTGACTACCCGTTTGAAGACAATCCACCCTACATCAGCATGAAGAGTGGCCTCTACAATTCCGTTAGTTCACTGCGCCGCAACTTCACCTTGCCCACAGGTTGGCAGAACAATCGCGTCTTCCTCCACTTCGACGGCATCTATAGCGGTGCCTACGTTTGGGTGAACGGTCAAAAGGTGGGCTATACGCAAGGCGCTAACAACGATGCTGAGTTTGACGTAACCCCCTACGTTCATGAGGGCGAGAATAACCTCAGCGTACAAGTGTTCCGCTTTACCGATGGTTCTTATCTCGAAGGACAAGATATGTGGCACATGAGTGGTATTCACCGCGACGTTTACCTCTTTGCTACGCCCAAGACCTACCTACGCGATCATTACATTACTGCTACGCTTGACGCTGCCAACCAATACACTTCTGGCACAATGAATGTGGCCTTAACGATGAACAATCGTGACGGTGGGCTAGTGGAGAAGCAAGTGCGCGTGCGCTTGCTCTCACCCCAAGGTACACAGTTGGCAGAACAAACGGCAAAGTTCAACTTTACCGAAGGCGCTGACGCAGAACAAACCAAGAACCTCAGTTTCGAAGGCCTTACTAACTTACAACTTTGGACAGCTGAGACCCCCAACCTCTACACCGTAGAGTTGGCACAGCTCGATGCTAACGGCCAAGAAGAAGAGGCTTTCGCTACGAAATACGGCTTCCGCCACATTGAAATCCCCTCAGACGACCACCGCGTCTACATCAACGGCAAGCAAGTCTACTTCAAGGGCGCTAACACCCAAGATACACACCCCACACGTGGTCGTTCGATTGATGTCGAAACGATGTTGAAGGACGTTACCCTCATGAAGCAGGCCAACATCAATACCGTGCGCACCAGCCACTATCCACGTCAGGCCAAGATGTATGCTATGTTCGACTACTACGGACTTTACGCTATGGACGAGGCCGACCTTGAATGTCATAAGAACTGGGGCGACCACGGCACAGGCTACCAAAGTGGTACGTCAACCGGAATTTCAGCCGACCAAACTTGGCGAGCTGCTTATCTCGACCGCGCTCGTCGTATGGTCATGCGCGACCGCAACTTCCCCTCTGTTATCTTCTGGAGCCTTGGCAACGAGAGCGGCTACGGTGCTAACCACGAAGCAGAATACAGTCTTGTTAAGTCGCTTGATAATCGTATCGTACACTACGAAGGTGCAACCAATGCAGGCAAGTCAACAGCCACCGATCTCTGGAGCATTATGTACCCCTATCTTGAGGGTAACACTAAGTCGGTTCGCAACGATGCCAATAGCAACTGGGCACAACAGCCCTACTTTATGTGTGAATACGACCACGCTATGGGCAACTCTGTAGGTAACTTGCAAGAGTATTGGAACGTAATCGAAAGTAGTAAGTATGGCATTGGTGGTTGCATTTGGGACTGGGTTGACCAATCAATTGTAGCTCCGGCCGACATAAAGAACGGCACATTGACGCAGAATGGCTTTAACAAGTACGTGACAGGCTATGACTATCCCGCTGCGCCTCACCAAGGCAACTTCGTAAACAATGGTATCATCAACGCCGACCGCACTTGGAGCGCAAAGCTTGACGAAGTAAAGAAGGTGTACCAATACGTGAAGTTCAATAAGTTTGATGCAGCTACGCGTACGCTCACACTGACTAATGCTTACGACTTCACTTCGTTGAAGGACAAGACATTGAGCTATAATGTGACAGTCGACGGCAAGGTAATCTACAAGGGTTCACAATCGCTGACTGACATTCTGCCGGGCAGTGAAGCTAAGGTTACTATTCCTTATGACCTCAGTGCAGCCGATGAAGACCTTACGGGCAAGGAAGTATTGCTCAACCTCTCTGTACTCGAACCGAATGCGACCGCTTATGCTGAGGCTAACTATCCCGTAGCTGCGGCTCAGTTTACCATTCAGCAACGCGGCAATCTGCCTACAATCGCAGCCGTTGCTGCAGACGAAGCACTTACGCTTACACGTTCAGGCAACATCACGACCGTGAGCAATGATAAGGTGACGATGAGTTTCAACACGAGCACGGGATTGCTCACCACGTGGAAACAAAACGGCATTGACATTGTAAAGAACAATGTTGCGCCCGACTACGAGAACTATCGTTGGATCGAGAACGATGCGCCTTACGGCAACGACCCCAACTACAATTCAGGTAATGGCATCAGTAAGCGTACTGCTACAGTATCACTCTCATCTGACCATGCAAAGGCTACGGCAACGGTACGTGGTACGGGTTCTTGGGTCAACTACGTGTTCACTTACACCATTTATAAGAATGGTACGGTCGACCTCAAGACGCAGTTCACGCCACAGCAAAAGAGCACTGACTATCGCTATGCTATTCGTCGTTTGGGCTTGCAGATGCAGTTGCCCGGTGAATTTAAGAACGTGAGCTACTACGCTCGTGGTCCGTTAGAAAACTATACTGACCGCTGCACGGGTTCGTTCCTCGGTCGTTACACCAGCACTGTATGGGACATGAACGAGTACTACCTCCGTCCACAATCAATGGGCAATCGTCAAGACCTTCGTAGCTTGACTCTTGCTGACAATCATGGCAATAAGATCAATGTTGAAACCGATGGTCAGGTGGCCTTCTCTACGCTTTACTGGAGCGACCAACAACTGAAGGAGAAGTATCATAATTGGGAACTCGCCCTTCCCGACAATGATGAAGATCGCACGATTTATGCTCACTTCGACTACGCACAGCGTGGCGTGGGTTCGGGTAGTTGTGGTCCTGACGTATTGTCAAGCTATGCGGTTCCTACCTCTGGCACGTATGGTTACACCTTGCGTTTCACTACTTCTAATTCTATATTGGAAGGCGTCAACAAGACTACGACAAGCACTGTAGATGATTGGAAAATTACGCACGATGCTACCACTTTGAACATTCGTGGTAACATCGCAGCAGGCACTACCGTCCGCCTCTACAACGTAGGCGGCATGCTTTTAGACGAGGTGAAGGCTACGGCCAACGCGCAATGCCTTACGCTCTCGCTCTCTGCATTGCCTACGGGGTCTTACCTCGTTGAGGTGAACAATAAGAACGAACATCGAGTTCATAAGATCTTAAAGTAATCGCGTTTGAATAACGCCCGCTTTTACAAAAATGCTGAAACGTGCAGTATAACTGCGTGTTTCAGCATTTTTTTTGCCAATTGCAAGCTAACCTGGGGGCGATGCGTCCTCGAGGCTGCTGAAAAAAGCCCCGATGTAGGACGAAGGTATAGATGTAATATTTGCGTATCTCATTGAAAATTAGTAACTTTACGTCAATTA